ATGCAGGAGTTTGAAGGCGCACCATTGCATACGGCGATGTTTGGGGGGATCAATTTCTTTTGCCCCGCAGACTTAATTCCTTCCATCGAGCAACACTTTGGTGCTGATGGTTTAAATATTGCTCGACTCACTTGCCTGTCATCCGACGCGCCAAGTAAACTAAACCTCGTCTTCGAGCTTGCCACTCAAGTTAAGAGCGTAGCGGGGTCACTAATGGGTTTGCTTAATCGAAATGACATTGAAATAGAATTGCATCTTGGTACTCGTGATGAGGAACCTAAGTCGGCTATCGTCAAACTCCGGAATGTTAAGGATGTTGAGGCCTGTGAGCGGCTCATTGATAAGCTTGGTGCGGTAGTAATCCGCCACAAAAAAGACGAATAACAAAGCCCCGCATCGGCGGGGCTTTTTCATATAGCAAAACTAAGCTGATCGTTGCCGTAATGCGATGCGGGGAATGCATCGGAGGGGATAAAGCCTGGTGGCAACTTTTCGCGATGGCCACGCTTAGTGACCAGCTTTTCAACGCTGTTGAGCGTGGTGAAAGTGATACTACATTCAAAATTCTGGCACTGGTGATAATGCCGAACCGTGGTATTGCTTAACGAGCGACTGGTGCGCGTTTTTGCAACGGCACCACAAACAGGACACTTAAACATGATGGCCTCCCTGGGCGGGAGTTGAACTCGCTCATATTATGGCCGCTAACTCTCACTTTCTGCAATCCATTCAGGTATTTTCGCTTCAAGCTCCAGCCGGGTTTTGAATCCGCTATCGTCTACCGTATGCCCCACCTTCGCGATTATCCAGTCCTGCTTGTCTATCGCATCTTTAAATCCCGCTACGGTTCCGTGCATCTCCGGATAAAGATCCGCGCGCCCATAAGCCAGGGTTAACGAAAATTCAGCTGCACCGCGCTGAAGCTGCTGCCACTTTGCGGCGGCCGCGCGCTGTGCCGCCATTTCGCTGCTGTATGTTGTGCGGAGTACAAAAACATTACCATCTTCCCCGGCGATATAATCGCCCTCCCGGCTGCTGCTGCGCGGCTTCTTCTCCGTGGTTTTCTTGCGCTTCTTCACCGTGACTTTTTTCTTTTTGCCGAAGTTCAGATCCAGCCAGTAAGCCTGCACGCCGGTGTAAGCGTCGCGGTCTGCAATACGGAACGAATGGCGGTCTGCACTACCGCGCGTAATGGCGAACTCCGGCAACGCTTTGCCGTTTGCACTAACGCCACCACCCGGCAGAATGAACAACAGGCAACCGTTTTTCACCGTGGCGATGGCACCGAGAATATCCGCCATGCGCGTCAGGAATGACATGTCGCTTTCCTGTGTCTGGTCGGCATGATCTATTTCGGCGCTCATCAGTTGCTCAGAAATGACCGGCGTCAGCTTGTAACGGTGAGCGATAGCCGACACGATTCGCTCTACCGTCACGTCATGCCACGATACCTCGCGCTTGATATTGAATTCATCACGAAAATCCGCGCTACGGGCGGTTATCTCGATGCGGTCTGGCGGCCCTGAATGCGCGATCTCATCAACAATGTAAATCCCCTTGTAGATTAGCGGCTCCCCCTGCCAGCCGAGCGATAACGACAACTCGGCACCACGAGGCGGCAGCTCAATATCGCCCTGGCTGTCATCAACGGTGATCGTCAGCTCGTCGGCGTTAAATCCGCGATTATCCGTCAGCTCCAGAGAAATCATTTTTTCATCCAGCACGGTCAGCGCCTTGCCGCCAATCAGGACATTAAACGCCGGGATGCGCGACAACTCATCCTGGTATTTTTTGAAGTCCTGAGCGCCCGCATTCAGCAGGCTTTTTGCATTGTCGATAGTGTCTGTGTTCAGCGCCATGATTGCCCTCCGCCGCTGATAGTTCCATGCGCGCGCGAGGCATGCGACGGCTTTTTGTTGTCACGGAACGCCCACAACCACCGCCACGAGACGACACCATGTATTTCAGGGATTATCACCCCGAACTCACTAAACATGATGGCGGTAGAGTATGACCGACAACTTTTTCCACGGGGCGCGCACCAAAGAAAACACCGACCTACAGACCGTAATCAACGATGTTGATTCAACGGTCATTGGCCTGGTGGCGGTTGCTGAGGATGCCGATCCCGAAACTTTTCCACTTGATACACCGGTGCTGATTACGCGAGTGATCAGCGTGCTGGGTAAGGCCGGCAAAACCGGCTCCCTGTACAAATCACTCAAGGCTATTTCCGACCAGGTCAGCACCCGCGTGATCGTCGTGCGTGTCGCTGAAGCTAAGACCGAGGAAGGCGCACAGACACAGTCTCAGCTCATCATTGGCGGAACGAAGGCAGACGGCAGCTATACCGGCATGTTTGCCCTGCTGACGGCAGAGCAAAAAACCGGTTATCGCCCGCGCATCCTCGGCGTACCAATGTATGACACGCAGGAGGTCACCGCGCAGTTACGCGTGATTGCAAAGCAACTCCGGGCGTTCTCCTACAGCTATTGCGATGGCTGCGAAACGATCACCGAAGCGAAAGCTTATCGTGAACAATTTGCAGAGCGCGAAGGCATGCTGATCTGGCCGAACTTCATCGCCTATAACTCACTGACCGGCGCCAATGAAGAATTTCCCGCCGTGGCTTATGCATTAGGTTTGCGAGCACTGATCGATAACGAGCAGGGCTGGCATAAATCGCTATCTAACGTGGCGGTTAAAAACGTGCTGGGGATTACCAAAGACGTATTCTGGGCGCTACAGGCGGAAGACTCCGACGCCAACGAGCTGAACGCCAACGAAATCACCACGCTGATTAAGCGTGACGGCTTCCGCTTCTGGGGCAACCGCACCACAGACACCGAAGAATATATTTTCGAGGTGTACACCCGTACCGCCCAGATTCTGGCTGACAGTATCGCCGAGGCGCAATTTACCACCGTTGACAGCCCGCTCACCCCGGCGAACGTGAAAGACGTGGTAAGCGGTATTAACGCCAAACTTCAGGCGCTCGTCACGGCTGGCAAGCTGATTGGTGCGGCGTGCTGGTTTGATATCGTCGATAACCCAACCACTGGCCTGCGCCAGGGTAAGGCTGTCGTGCGCTACAACTACAGCCCGGTACCGCCGCTGGAAGATTTAACGCTGATCCAGACTTTCACCGATCAGTATTACGAACCGGCTTTTGCATCGCTGGGAGGTGCGTAAATGGCTATTCCTAAAAAACTGCGGCTGTTTACCCTCTTTGTGGACGGGGAAAACTATATCGGGAAAGTGCCGAGCGTCACGCTCCCGAAACTCACCCGGAAAACAGAAGACTATCAGGGCGGCGGCATGCTTGGCGCGGCGGGTGTCGATCTCGGTCTGGAAGCCGGGGCGCTGGATGCATCAATGATTGTCGGCGGTGTAGTCGAAGAGCTGATCCTGAAATGGGGCGGCGATATTGACGAATTGCGCCTGCGCTTTGTGGGTGAGATTTACAGCGGCGGTACCAGCTCGCTGCTGGAAGTCGAAATGCGCGGCCGCATCACTGAAATTGATCAGGGTGAGGCAAAGCAGGGTGATGACACAAACCACACCTATGCGATCAAAAACACCTATTACAAAGAATCAGTAGACGATAAACCCTTGCTGGAAATCGACCTGCTGAACTTCATCTACAAACGCAACGGTAAGAGCCTCTATCCAGATCGGATTGCCTCCGCGCTGGGCCTCGGCCAGTAACTTTTTAACCACTATCAATGGCGGCCAGACCGGCCGCCCGGAGAATTACCAATGTCTGTTACTTTAAGCAAGCCTATCAAACGCGGTGATCAGGAAATTAAAACCATCATTATCACCGACACTATTAAGCAGGCTGGCTCGCTGCGCGGCCTAAAACTGGTTGATGTGCTCAACTTCGACTATGACGCCGTTTCCACGCTGCTGACGCGCACAACCAGCCCGCAACTGACAGCCGTCGAGATTGCCACGATGGCGACCGGCGACTTTACGGCGCTGTGTGAAGAGATCACGCCTTTTTTGACGAAAGCGGAGCCGTCCGCAGTCACCGAAGCGGCGACGGCGAGCAAGTAAGAGAAGCAGTTATCTCCGATATCGACGACCTGATCGCCGATATCGCTGTTATTTTTCACTGGCCGCCCTCCGAGATGTACGGCATGGAGCTGCGCGAGCTGATAGCCTGGCGCGAACGGGCGGCTATCAGAAGCGGCAACCATGACAAGGAGGATGACGACGATGGATCTTAGTATTCGCGTTGCGTTCAGCGCCATTGATAAACTCACCCGTCCGGTCAACGCCGCCAGTAAAGCTATTGGCGGCCTTTCTGACTCCCTCAAGAAAACGCAATCGTCGATCAAGGATCTGGAGAAAAGCGCAGCGGCATTCGACAAGCTACGCTCGCAGGCCAATGAAACGGCGCAGAAACTAAAAACTACCCAACGAGCCTTTGACGGCCTCAACCAGAAACAACGCGAAGGCGGCCAGCTTACCGAAGCACAGGCGGCTCGTCTTGAATCTCTGCGCGGCAAACTCTCACGGCTGACGGATACCTATAACAAACAGACCACACAGCTGCGAACGGCTGCGCAGGCGGTACGCCAGCACGGCGTTAACCTCTCGTCCGGCAGCGGTGCTGTTCAGAGTGCGATCCGGCGCACCGAGCAATATAACCAGACGCTGGAACGCGAACGCCGTCAGCTGGCGGCCACAACGCGCGCCCAGGCAAGCTATGAACGTACCAAAGAAACCGCAGGGAAACTCCGTGGCGCTGGCATGGGGATGACACTCGGTGCAGCGGCTACAGGTTATGCGGCGGGATCGTTCCTGGCGCCCGCAGTAGGTTTTGATGAGGAAATGTCGCGCGTACAAGCGTTAACCCGCCTCAACAAAAACTCATCCCAACTCGCCGACCTGCGCGCGCAGGCAAAAAAACTCGGTGCCGAAACGGCCTTTACTACCCGCGACGCCGCGAGCGGTCAGGCATTCCTCGCGATGGCCGGCTTCACCCCTGAAGCAATTCAGGCAGCCTTACCCGGCGTGCTTAACATGGCGCTGGCCGGTGGCATGGATCTTGGCGAAAGTGCCGACATCAGCTCTAACATCCTGTCGCAATTCCGTCTCGATCCAAAGGAAATGGATCGTGTCAGTGACGTGCTGACTGCCGCCTTTACCCGCACCAACACCGATTTAACCAATATCGGTGAAGCCATGAAATACGCGGGTACCGGCATGGCCGGTCTGGGCGTTGATGTTGAACGTACCACCGCCATGATCGGCGTAATGGCGAACGTGGGACTCCGTGGCAGTATCGCTGGTACAGGTTTGCAAACGACGTTCTCCCGGCTTGCAGCGCCTACCACCACAGCACGAGCGGCGCTGAAACAGCTAGGAGTTACCGTGGCTGACGCTACCGGCAAAATGCGACCGGCAGAAGCCATCCTCTCGGATATCTATAAATCCGTCTCGAAGTACGGCGATACCGATCAACTGTCCTTCTTCAAAGATATCGCAGGGGAAGAAGCGGCCAAATCATTCCAGGCACTGGTGAGATCTGCGGGTAGCGGTGAGCTGCAAAAGCTACTGGCAGATTTACGCGGATCACAGGGTGAAGCGCAGAAAGCGGCTAAAGTGATGGCCGACAACCTCAGCGGCGATCTGAAAAATCTGGATAGCGCATGGGAAGGCTTCCGCATCCAGGTGGAAGAAACCACCGACGGGCCATTACGTAAACTGACTCAGGGGTTAAGTGACTTAATCACGTCAGCCAGTGAATGGGTTAAAGAAAACCCGCGGCTGACGCAGACGCTGATCCTTGTCGGTGGGGCGCTGACTGTCTTTGCCGGGGCGGTGGGTATTGCCAGCATTGCCGCCAGTTTTATCCTCGGCCCCCTGGCAAAACTCCGCCTGATTCTCAGCATGATCGGCATCTCATCAATTACCGCGACCGGCGGTATTTCGACGCTCGGCATGGCGTTCTCAGGCTTAAGAGTCATCCTTGCTTCATTGCTGGGGATCCCCGGCCTGATTCTGGCGGCGTTCATTACCGCTGGCCTGCTCATCTGGCGATACTGGGAGCCGATTAAGGCGTTTTTCTCCGGGCTGTTTACCGGCATCAGCCGGGGGCTTTCCCCACTGATTCAGTCATTTTCTTTTCTAGTGCCACTGTTTGATGCCATCAGCGCCGGGGTGGCGAAAGTCTGGGGCTGGTTCAGCCAGTTATTTACACCGATTGATTTTTCCCGCGATGCGCTGGATAAATGCGCCAGCGCCGGGAAAACATTTGGCGAGGTGCTGGGTACCGCTCTTAATCTGCTTTTTACCCCACTTCGCTTGCTGACCGAAGGGGTCAGCTTGTTGCTTGAAAAGCTGGGGCTAATCCCTTCAGGGATTGACGCTGCGCGGGCTAAGGCCAACAACCTCGAACCTAAAAAACCGACGTCGTGGGAGTGGGATCCGAAGCAAAAGAAAATGGTTCAAAAGGCGTGGGACTGGTCACCTAAAAAATCAGATTCCCCGGTTACCGCAGGCGCTCCGCCCGCTCCCTCGCCACTGTCCGGCAATACCGGCACGTTACGCCGCCTGAATAGCATTGCGGATAACACGAAGGCGACCGCCGACAACACGAAGGAAGCACGCAAAAAGATTGGCCCTGGCGACATTATTTTTAAAAACCTGCCTCGCGCACTGGCCCTGCGCGGCGCCTATCAGGAGGCGCGGATCTCACCTCAGGCAGTACCGCGCGTTGCAGCTCCGGCGGCAGGCGGCATTCTCTCCGTTCCCTCAGCCACACAAGGCCCGCTGTCGGCGCCCGTTTCCGCCCCGACAAGTGGTGCGCCAGTGTTTAACCTGGTCTTTAACGAAGTAAGCCAGCATTCAGCGCGGGATCTGGAAAGAATGGTCAGAAATGCCGTTCGCGATGCAATGGCCAGCACAACCAGAAGTAACCGTGGCTCGTTCCGCGACAGAGATTAGAGGTAATCAGCATGATGATGGTTTTCGGGATGTTTGTTTTTACGCTGCGCACAGCCCCTTATCAGCAGCTCCAGCACGCGCAGGAATGGCGGCATGTTAAAAACGACCGGGTTAATCAGTCTGCCGGGTGGCAGTACATCGGGCCGGGTGAGGACAACATTACCCTGTCCGGGGTGCTCTTTCCGGAAATTACCGGCGGCAACCTGTCGCTTTCTGCGCTGGAGACGATCGGATTTTCAGGCCGCCCCTGGCCGCTGATTGAAGGGGATGGACGGATTTACGGGATGTACGTCATGACGCGGCTGGAACGAGGAAAAACAGAGTTCGATCAGTTCGGTGGCGCAAAAAAAATTGAATTTACGTTAAGCCTCAGCCGGGCGGACGCAGATTTTCGTGAGAAGCTGCAATCATCCTCCATCAGCGATGCCCTGGCAGACCTTCAGGCCAGCGCCACCAAAGCTATTAACGCAACAACTAACTCAGTTAATCGCCTGTTTTAATCCAACAAAAAGCCCCTCATCGAGGGGCTTTGCTATACCGGCAAACATCGCCATTTCTGACCATGCTGCAGCACGTTATTTTTAGCGGTGCTTGATGTCGTACATACGGACCGACATGGAAAACCTCTAATATTAATAGGTCAAAAACGTGGCATCACCGGTAAAAGATGTAACTCAATGATTGTTACCAGCCAAAATGCCACGCCAGAATGACGGCATGGCCTACCAGCACAAAAATGGCAAGTGCAATTCGTAACCGTTTCATAACAGAACCAATACGGAATAATCACAGAATACTCGCGTTTTTGCCTCTGCGCTGGCTATAAGATTCTTCTTAACAATGGTAAGTATAAAAAAATGAACTCTAATAAATGGCTTGTACGCTTGGCCGCTGTAGTCTCTTTTGCGTCCATTACCACAGGATTCACCAAATGGCCCGATGTTATGTTTATATCCAGTTGCGCCATGCTTTTAATCTGGCTTCACGCAGAGTGGGACTGGTGGAGAAAAAAATAACCCCCACCAAATTCAAACCCTCCCATCCTTCCCGTCAGGCAACCCGCGCCCAACACATTAGCAAAGTGTGGGCCTCAATCACGCTGAACGATTTACCTTCGCCGAGGTTGGCAGTTTTGCCGCTGGTCGTGTGTTTGTGCGCCGGTACTGTGACTTCGTGATCATGCTCTCCGGCGTTATCTGTCACGCCCCACTCTTTCGGGTTAAAGAACTGCCTTACATCACCGCCAATTTCCCAGGGGTCATCCCTGCCAGCCACGCCGCCATGATTATGTTCGCCGTCTCTCGTGGTGGTCAGCGTCTGCTCGGGTAGCTCGCTGGTTTCGCCGCTAACTTCAATCTGTACAGCGGGCAAGTTATCCCGCTGGAGCGTGACGGTATCGCTACCGCCGGTCGTCCCGACGTTCGAGCCATCTGCTTTCGCCACGCGGATCGTTTTGTTTTCGCCGGTGTAGACCCACTCTGACCACGGATACAGGTCATTAGGATTGACATTCTGGCTGTAAAATCTGACCGTGCCGATCGGGTTGTCATCTTCCCAAAAGTCACGCTTTGCGTCGGTGATGGCGGCAGCGATAGCCCGCTGAATACTTTCGTCAAGGTCTCCGGCCACCTGGTCGGTATAGTCCTTAGCCTCATCTTTGGCTTTATTGACCTCAGCGACTGACGCCAGTATGACTGATGGATCGGCTTTCAGCTCCACACTGACGGTACTGCTGACCGCAAGCCATATATTAACGGCCTGGAGCCTCCCCGATCCCTCTGCCAGCATGGGTTTATACGATGGTGGCAGGCTGGCAACCGCCAGGCACTGCCCGGATCCGTCATACAACGCCGCTTCACGCAACCAGAATCCGCCCACCTGCGGTAGCATAATCATTTCCGTGCGGATCACATTTGCGGCCTGGTCAGCGATAACAACGCGATTCAGCGACGCGCGATAAACCTCATTAACCAGTCCGGTGCTTAACGCGTCAGGCTCCGGCACTGTACCGCCACCATCGCCCACAGCCATTTCAGCAAAATCGACCCGGTCACCGGACTGCGCCGCCTGGGCGAATCTGGATGCGCCGTATGCGGTTAAAATGGCGATATATTTTCCGCTCACGCCTCCCCCCTTATTTTCTCTTCAGAATATCCACCCGCCATCCATGGCGGTTCTATTCACATTACTGTAAGGAGCCAGACACCTGCGCCCAGATAAAACGCTCATTCAGTGACCCCAGCGTCCCCAGCAGTTCGGCAGTATCTCCGGCCGTTGCAACTGCGCTGGTGAAACCGGGAAACAGGGTTTCCATTTCCTCCGCTGATACGCTGTTCCCGCTCAGTCGCTCCGTTGCCGTGGCCGCGCCGTTCTCCACCTTCACCAGATGTACTTCTTCCGATAAATCATTGCTGACAATAATCAGGCTCATATTTCCTCCCGTTTTTATGCGTAATACGCCACACGAAACGCCGATACTCCGCTCGCAGCACGAAAACCGTTAAAACCAGCCATCCAGACACCGGCAGACGCACCATCCGTATAGGAACCCTGGCGACGCAACATGCGTTCGGTCGCAGCCGTTGGGGTGGCGGGAATCACAATTTTGTCGCCGCCCAGCGTGGCGGCATTGGCTACCAGCGGATAAAGGCCGTACTTTTTCAGTACCGCCAACGCCGTTGCCGAAACCGGGATCGCGCCAGCATTGGCCATGGATGAAAACGCAGCGCCGTCAGTGGCGGTGAGCGTGTAGTTATTACCCACCGCTGATGCATTGAGTATCTTCACGCTGTTCGCCAGATTCGAAACAAAATCCACGCCTGGGGTACCGGTGTATGAAAGGTCCATTAACTCGCCGGTTGTGGCATTGATTGCCTTCCAGCCCGCAGAAGAGACGGACAGGTCAGCCCCCCCCGCAGCAGCGTTATTGTTTGCAAAAATATGCAGCTCACCGGTGGCACCGCACAGACGGACATCTGGTGTCAGCAGGTTGTAGTTTCCGTTCACATCGCTGATACCGTTGTACGCGTTATTGTGCCGGAACGACACAGGGCCTGAGCCTGTGTAAATCACCGGCGTGCCGGTTGTGATACCGGCTGTGGCGCTCACCCCATCCACCCGGCGGCCGTATTGCGTGCTGTCGGTTGCATCCCGCCCGTAATAGTTATTTCCTTTAGGGTTGAATCCCAGCGCGTAACACTGCATCTGAACCGCAGACCACTCCGCATTGGTCATGACGTGAAAACCATCCCCACCCGCGCGCGCTGCGGTTACCGCCGCCGCCAGCGCGGGGGTTGACGGCTGGCGATTCGGCAGGGACAGCAACTCCCCGTTGATTAACGACGCCGTGTAGGTACCCACCAGGATCTGACTGACTTCCGTACCATTGATAATAAATGCCGGATGTGTCCCGCTCAGGGTCGGGTCAATAACCGACAGGTCGAATTTCTCAATAATATTCATAAACGACGGCTGGCCTTTTGCCGTATAAAGCACCGTCTGTAACCCGCCGCTGGCGGCCTCCACCGACTGGCGGAGCGCATCTTTAATTAAAATCGTCGTCATTTCAGGTTTTCCTTATCGGGTGTAATTAAATTTATTGTCGAGATACGCCAGACGGTCGTTAAACCAGCTGAATATCTGATCGCGACTCGTGACGGTTAGCGACGGTTTCGTCGGCCATTTATTGATTTCCGCTTTATCCAGTTCGTGGGTATATTTCGCGGACAGTCCGGCGGCAATGTCATAGAGGCAATTCACGCTGAAAATATCTTTATCGCGGAGTTCGGCGTAACGGGCGGCCAGCTCGTCAGCATACGTGACCAGTATTTTTTTCCAGAACGTACCGCCGTCGGTTTTCGGTGCTGAATCAGCGGCATAACTAATCTGCGTGCCGTTGTAATGCAACCCGTAAGTGGTATCGAGGTCATACGGCCCGAAATACCACTTTGTCCCGTCCCAGGTATAAAAAATCGCGTTTTTGGCCTTATCGCCGGCAAAGAGGTCTGTCGCACCGATGGCGGCCAGCAACAAATAAAAATCAACAATATTGCGGGTATCGAGATGCGCCGGTGCCTGTTCCGTAAAATCGGCTTGTGCCAGGTTCGCAAAGGCGTCCCAGTCCTGCAGATAGCCCAGCGTCTCCTCTGAAACAGTTTTCGGCGCTTTGATTTCTATGGTATCCGTATCGGTAACCTGAGCGTTATCGTACATGGTCGTGATGGACTTCCATCCCCCCATGATAATCATTATCTGTTCGGCTTTATTTTTCGGAATATTATAATTTTCTTTCTTTTTGCCGATAGCCAGCGCGCCGGTGCCGTAGAAATCACCATTGATATACATGACGCAGGGATAGCCGACAGGGTATCCCGTTGCCCGCGTATCCATTTCATCCAGTCCGGTTTTACCGACGTAATAATTATCGATATCTCGTTTCGGCCAGCCGTCGCGGGATGCCATCATTCGTTCCCACAGATGATAACTCATCAGGTTGCGTAGGTTTGTGTGGTCAATCCAGTTGGCCTTAAACACCCATTCATCGTGCGGCAGGCAGTCGCCAATTTTTAGCGTAAATAAATCATCGTATTTGTCGTCAATATATAACCCGATATTGAGATTTTTTTTCGCGTAGGCGGCGGACGAATCCCCCTGCACGGAAATGGATGAATACGGGATATTCAGTATTTCACCATCAATATCAATAGTGGCGGTGGTGTAATATTCGCCCTCGCCTTTAGAGGCCGGAATACCGGATGGCGACGTGACAAATAGTTTAATAATATTGCCCGGCTTCGGGAACGTGTACTGCTCGCTGTACGTTTCGCGGGCCTCAACAGAAATCGCATCAGGATCGAAACCATCCAGCGGTACCAGTGCCCCGCCCAGCATGGACAGGCTATAAAGATTGTTGAGAAGACGTTGCTGGTCTCCGGTCCCGTCTCCTTCCCCGGGATCAAACCCATCAAGTGCCGCAAGAGCGCCCCCCAGGGTGGAGATTGTCATCAGCGCATCCAGTTGCATGACCGGTACGGTGTCAGGCAGGCCGCTCACCTCATTCACTGCGCACGAAAGTAACTGCTGCGAAACATGTTGCTGTTGAATAATTTCACGCAGGATAACATTTCCATTATCCATTTCATTCATGGCAACCGTGAGTGTATGGTTCGCGAGGAGTAGCCGCTGAATACCCTCCGCAATATCACCGAACTGGTATCTGTTTCTCGTCCATGCCGTCCCGTCCCAGAACCAGTAAGCGCCAGTCGCGCTATCCAGAGCCAGCACGTTCGGTTTATCCGGCGTATAGGCCAGCAGCGTCTGTTCATCAGCGAACACCAGCACACCGCCATTTTCCTGATACGCGGCCAGGACATCCGCGACCTTTGCCATAATCAGGCGCCAGGAGTCCAGCGGGTCGCCGCCGCGATCGGGGACGGTGGCCGCCGGGCCGTTCACTAATCGTTCTACGCGCTTAACGTTTTCCAGGAAAATTTCAGGCGTCGTCGTGCCCAGCGGCGGGTTAAGTTCGGCCATGTTTATTTGCTCCAAAAAGGCACTTCGCCCAAACGAGGGTTTGAGCGAAAGAAAAGTTGAAAGGGATTTTTTTGGTATTAAGCAGCGTCGCCGGGGTATGTGGCGTCGTCGTAGTCATAAAATTCAGCGCGGTATTGCCGGGCAGTTATCTCGCAGGTTCCATCGTCCTGCGGCACTATCTCGGACACAATGGCGTGATACAGATCGCTCTCAGAACTACAGAAAATTAACCGGGGAGGCTCAATTATCGGATCATCCAGCAGGATATCGGCGAACTCAGATTGATACGGGACGGATACCTGATAGTTGTCGCCTGTGGGTGATGCTTCAAACAGCCGTGATGCTTTTCCATCCTGATAACGCAGATAGACGCGTGGATTTGCAAAAGTCCAGTCCAGCGGCTCCGACACATCGAATGTGGTCACCCCACCAGCAGTAGCCATCGACTCAATCAAACACGAAATGGTGTTGCTGCCAGGGATATCATCGGTCAACACAATACGATCCCCGACGTTGTAACAGAGCGCATCCAGTTCCGTCGTCGTTTTATGCGTCATGCGCTGCAGCTGGTATTTTCTGAGTCGGCGCATACCAATCTGATATGCGTGATCAGGATTGCCTACCCCATCAGCCCGGTATGCCTCTATTTTCAGCGGCGTTGGGTTGCCAGGCAGACGGCATTGCACCGTCTCCTCTGCCCAGGTCGATCCGTTGATATAGGTTACGTCAACACCATCGTAATCATCGTCAGTCACCGTGACGAAATCGGTCTGCATCTCGGATACCATCTCGTGAGGCGTGATAGCCCCGGTCCAGGGTTTAACACCTTCACGACCCACTGATGCAACAGACTGGGTGTTTAGCAGAAAATAACTCTTTCCGGCTGCAGCGATTTTCTGAAGCATTTCCAGCGCGGAAATACTGTCACCGGTGGCAAAATCGAAATACTCACCATTCGGGGTCCAGTAAGTCTGCTCCAGGGCATCTATTGCCTCAGTATCCATTTCCATACCAAGAGAACGGCCGACGTGATAAAGCGCACCAGAGATACTACGGGCTACGCCAGAGTCATAAATGCGCGTGGCCACAACGTTTACGCGCCGGTCAGACTGAGCCGCCAATTTGCCCCCCGTCTCAACCGTAATCCCCATCAGGGTGACGCCAGCATAGGATGTTGGCCGAGCCAACAAGCGACCACGCAACGCTTGCCAGTACATCGAGTCACGCGCGTTATTGCTACCCTGCTCATTGCGGCGACGGCAGCGCACCTCAACCAGCCCAGGAGAAGAGAGATCAAAACGCTCTGTAAAACCCAACCCGTTGATATTTTTAAGCGCGTAAACCCCCTGCCTGCTCGTCCAGCCAGAGCCAGATCCATAAACACGGTACTGTATTTCCCACTCACAATGCCTGATGCGTTTTTTGCCTTTGCTGTCGAATCCGCAAATACCGGAAGGAAATGAAAAATTCACTTCAAATGCGTCCACCACTTCAGATTCCGGGCAGGCAAGGAACGGTCCCATCCAGGTATTGTTGTCGCTGATCCCTGTAGCCTGATAGTCAATCATCGTGCGGGGTGAGAAGCCAGACCAGGAAGGATCAACCACTCCCTCAATAAGCCGCTGAACCGTTGCGGTCGTACCGTCCGCATCCGCAATGCGGTACTCGTTGCCACGGTGAGCCAGCGCCAGCCGTTGTGTTCCCTCCGGTATCCCGGAAAATGCCACTCCGGTTGCACTCCCATACGCCAGCGTAACGTTAGCAGTTATTGCCGGACTGCCTCCGCTGGATGCGGTGCCGGAGGTAAATACAGGACTGTCGCCAAAAACGGCTACCGGTAGCGATGATGAGGTAATGTTTCCTCCGAGCCAGGGGCTTGATGCCTCAGCAATCAGCACAACACCGCCGCTATCCTGCGCCAGTAATCCTGACCCGGTAAGGCCATCGTTTATCACCGCCAGCAGGCCGGGCATATTCACATAGTCTGCAACGAGGGAAATAGTGTACTCATGCCCCTGCCAGGTGATCGTAAAAGTCTGGCCGGTACCGGAGTAATCATATGTTGATGGGGAGGCATTTGCTTTCAGGCTGGCCGCATTTCCACCCACCCCGGGTATCGCGTCCTGTTTTGCCGTATAAGTTGCAATAACCAGTTCGTATTCAGTGCCGTTAATTTCCAGGGTAACCGGCATACCCGGATAGGGATTAATTTCACCCAGAGAGTTACTGGCGAGAACGCTATATCCCGACGAGGTTGAAACCAGAAAATTCATCGGGGCGACGATCGTAACAATGGCCCCCTCAACCCACGACTCAGGCAACGCATTGCCTTCATCGTCATCATCGTTGCCATCATCCAGCCCGTTAAACGTCACGGATGCGCCAGAAACGGTCATACTGTCGGCGTTGATATCTGTCGAATCTGGCGAGGTCTGGGCCATATCAAGCCCACTCCCGCTGGAAGTACCACCTACCTCTGTCGAGTTGAACCAGTTTTCACTTCGCCGATCTCCTGAAACATCTGCTCCTGGTGAATAAACGTTGTAACTGAACGAGTCCCCTAATGCTGAAATAGGTGTTGAACCCACACGGATATCACCATTCGTAAACGCGAAATTCCCCTTTCCAAGGCAAACCATCATTTCGACAGTCATTAGCGTTGGATCATCAGGATTAAAGCGCGTCACTGGCTGTACGACATAATCTGGATAGATACGGCAACGGCCAAACACTTCGCGGATTGGGTCTCCAAGTTTCGCCTGGTTCGCGCGGGCTGGGTTTAAATCCAGCCCCAGACCACTGGAGGATGAATAGCCGCCTTTATCCATGTTCGACATGGTGATCAGCACATACACAGCCGAAGCTGCAGCTATGGCCGCCGCTGCCCAGGCAGCGATAGCAGTTGCCGTCACGCCCTCACCAGGGATCGGGTAAACTTTTACATCGCTCTCAGCACTGATAAAGCATAAAGGCCATTCTGCCGGTGGGACCGGCTTACCATTCACCTCAAACGTAACACGCTGAACCATATCGTTACGGTAGTTATCGACATGCTGGAGCATCCAGTCATGTATGGTCGTATCCCGGTGTTCATGCGTCCCCAGCGGTTCGCCAGGCAAACGCGACGGGTAAAGGCGGATTGTCACTGGTAATACTCCACTTTCAGAAACTGGCGTTCAAAACGCGCCAGGGGAAGAATGGTCACGTTGCGCCGGGGATTGCATTCCATCACATAAAGCAGGCCGCTCAGCTCAACCACGATGCCGAGATGACCGATTACCCCACCCATATAGCAGGCGGCAACCGCACCCGGGCAGGGTTCGCACCGCACTACGTTTTGACGGAAGTTATTGCAGGCAATATGCATTTCATCGCCATCCTTTATCACACCTTCAAACGCAGGCCATTCAGGCAATCCGAGGTCCCGGCGGACCTCATGTACAATGCCGTAGCAGTCGAGAACAGGAAAAGTGCGGCCGCCCATCTGCCAGCGGACGGTTAGGTATTTATCAATGTTGATCATGGGATACCTATCGTGTGTAACGAAGACCCTGGAAGTACGTCAACGTGTACCTGTCACGTGGCCAGGCATAATCGAGCATATTTTTAAAACCAGCAGTGACGTTTACAGTCAGCGGTGTCCAGGAGCCTCCTTTAACCGGCATGACGTAAGGCGGCTCCGCTGGCGCGGTAAGGTCAGTGGAAATGTATTTCCTGAATGTGATGCTGGCAGTGGATATGGCATCAATGACCTTGCGAATAGCCGTGGATACAACGCCGTCTATGTTGCACAGCATAAACTTCAGGTCCTGCGTCCCGTCTTCGTTTCTGGCAGGAAGGGATAGGACAATGGCACAGGCAATAAACGTTACGGTTTCGCCCCTCTCGGTAACCGCCGTAATGTCCTCGTACCCCTCACACAGATAATGCGTCTGGCCGCCAATATCGATCTGCAACGTACCAATGATGACCTCCGACCCGGAGGACGCATAAAGGCGGTTAATCGCTGTCATGCTTAGGCCACTCCCTGTTTAGAGCTATATCGAGTAACGAACTCCCCACAATCCACTCCGGATATTCTCCCCAGCCAACCGCCGGCAGCGGCCGTTCCCATAACTCAAGGGATGCTGAATACCGCCAGTACAAGCCTCCTTCAGGCGTAGGCCCCTCATAAATATCGTTAAACCTGCAAACGTAATTTTTTTGCCCCACTGGCGTCAGTAGCGGCATGTTAAACCAGGCGCTGCCGTCTTTAAGAACATCCCGGTACCATGCCTCAAAAGCCTGGGCCTGCGCGTCAGTAAAAATCCAGGCTACGTCTGTTTCCGTAGGAACAGAGGTATAGCCACGCCGTATTCTTTTACGCCCCGTTACGAGCTCGGTGATTTTTACCGGGGATTTCGGCTTCATTCCAAAGCCGTCTTTCAACGGCCCAGGGAGAACATCAGCGGGGTAGTAAAGTGTCGTGGTGATTGCCATCAGCGAATTTTCCTCCCCGAGTTGGTTTTCACCATAAGTGCCCTGTGTAGATCACCTTGCCCGGTAGTCACCGAGTTGACAGCTTTTCGGTAGCCGCGCTCAGCACCTTCAGCAGCGGCTTTGCGCACGAGGGCTACTGTCGCATCGGACGGGTTGCCATTAATGGGGATATTGATTGTGGGCAAATAAATCGCGCCGCCCCCTGTTGACTGGTTTGCAACTCGATCCAGAGTGGCATCCAGTTTTGCGCTAGTTTTAGCTGTCGTAACGCGCTCACCTTTCTGCAGAAGCCAGGTTCCTGTTTCGGGCACAGAGTCGATACCGTCGTGAGCCTGGCCATGAAGCGCCGATCCGATAGCAGTCATGAACACGCCAGCAGCAGCTGCCGCAGCTATTGCTTGTGCAGGTGCAACAGCAGGACCAACATAAGGAACCCCTATCCATTGGGTGAAAGCATTCAATGCAGCCATGGCGACTTGCGCTGCTGCATATTGCAATAGCGCAGTTCCTACAGATTGAATAAACGTTGCTGCAAAATCTTGAGCATTTAATTTACCTGTTTCGGCCCATTGAACGATCATATCGGTCATGCTGCTAAATGTTTGCGCACCAACCTGTTGCATGGTGGAATACAAATCCATTGCGGCAGTTGCTTGTTCAGCAAACCCAGATATAAACCCAGCGTTATAATCACCACGCATCTCATCCTGCTGCTTATAGTAATCCTTCTGAATTTCAAGCCTTTGATTTAGAGCATCCTGCAAAGCTGATGTTTCAGAATCATACAAACTCTTAGTTATATCACCAGATTGATACTGCTTTAATAAATCCTCTTTTTGTGATTCAAAGTCTAACTGAATGCTATTTAACTCTTGCGCCCTGCCTCTTTCTCTTGAGCCCGAATAACGACCAACAAACTCACTTTCATGACCCTGTCTAATTAACTTATTTTGGCGTTCAAGATTTGATGCAAATTCAGCTAACTTTGCATTTTCTTTGTTTATCCGAAGCTCTTCTTTTTTGGAATCGAGAACTTTCGCTGCATCTCTCAATTGCTCTTTTTGTGCTTCTGCTAATTTTTTAAGATTCCCACTGGAAATATCGAAGTTTATCTTTTCAAGCTCGGTAACTTCGGCTGTTTTTTTACCAGTCGTTTCAATCAGGGCGGCTTGCTTTTGTAAATCAAGCAGTCTATTTTTGAAAGCATTATCAGTAGGATTGCTTTTTGGTTTTGTTTTTGGCTGGTTCTGGTTAGACTCCCCTTTGCCCAACGAAAAATCATTATCTTTAGAAGTGTCAATGCCAAGCTCAGAAAGTAGAGAGGTGAGCCCTTTCGCTCCTCTATCTACCTGCTCCGGAGTCATGCTTGACTTTATCGCGCGAAGAAATTGAAGACGTTTAGTTAAAAAGTCTAATTCGTCTTTTTGTTCCTTACTTTGATTCCCTCGTTTGTTAAGGAATGCAATGCGCTGTGCAATATCACTTTCATCAGCAGCGTTATAATTACCAGATACAGCACCGATACGAGAGCGGGTATAAGTAGCAATGGCCCCCAAGCCACCAGCAATACGCCCCACAACCCCGGCAAGGCTTATGGCTTCACCAACCAGGTCTGATAGCCCCTGAAGAACAGCAGGATCGGTGAAGACGTCACGAATATCATCAAGCCCATCCTGCAATGGTGTAAGGTCAATCTTAGCCAGCCCCGAAGCAATTTCCATTTTAAGGCCGCGGGCGCTAGTCTCTATGTCCTGAAAGAACTGATTAACCTTAACAAGGTTATCAATATCTTCTTGCGGTGGAGCGACACCAAAATCTTTTGATAACTGGATAAACTGTTTCAGCTTTTCGTTGTTGTTATCAAACAACGGCAGCATTTTTGACAGATCATTACCCAGACTTTCGAGAATATTTGTTTTCCCGGCCTGAGTGGGGATTTTCTGTAATGCTTCACTGATTGCCATCAGCTGCTTATCTGGGGATTGCTGAGCCAGCTTCTGAGCTGAAAGCCCCAAAGTATCCAGCGCCTGAGCAGCCTCACCTGATTTATTCAGGACCGCATCGCCGACCTTATCATTAATGTCTTTGAAAATATCGGCTATGTTGTCACCGGTTAAACCGGCTTGTTCAGCAGCATATTGCCACGATAACAAATCCTGGGTGGACATTTTAAGAGATTTTGCCCAGCGATCAGCTTCTGTAACCTGCTGTGCAGTATTTTTAACAATGGCTAACCCAGCAGCACCAATGCCAACAGCTGCTGTAGCCGCCGCTGCACCCACAGAAATGATTGAAGAGCTTACCTCTTTAGCATCCTTTTTTACTTGGTCACGCCACTTTTGAGAAGATCTTTCGGCTTTGTCCATACCCTGAACAAATCCACCCACTTTTGCGATCAGGTCGATTGTTAACGTACCAAGGGACTTGCCAGCCATTGAATTTTCTCCAGGCAATAAAAAACCCCGCAGGAGCGAGGTTTATTTTATGATTTATCTAATTTAACTTTTACCGCACCCTCCGATTTGGAAGGATGCAGTATAGTCAGTGGCGCTATTTTGATTAACAAGATACAGATAAGACTTATTACCAACATAACCGCCATAACTGTTTTTAGCGTTAAGAGTAAAAGGAACTAACCATCCGTAATAAGTTGTAAATCCTGATTTGCACCAGCCTTTGAAAGGTTCATTGAAATCATATCGTGCAGAATAAGGGTCCTTAAGGCGCGCCGACATACTATTTTTAATTATTTCCTGATAATTATCAGGTAACTTCCCATAATCGGCGCGGCTTAGCTCCGCCTTATCTGGCGCACTAACGCAGCCACCTAAAAGCATTACAGTAAAAACAACAGCTGCTTTCTTTATCATAATCCCCTCGTTATCAATATAATCATCCCAGAGAGAATATAACCAAATAAATGATATCAATGCCAACTTTTCATAGCTTCTTCCAGAGATAATGGCGCTTCGTTGATGTGCGGTGCAAAGTCACTTACCTTGAACGGCGGCGTGTTTTTTGCCTTATTGATGTTAGCCAGGACAGACGCCACCAGCGACGCCCCCCACTCGGTACGCATCATGATATTGAGCGGTCCGTACTTCTCACGGTACTTGAGCCAAACCAGAAATTCCCTGCGACTCATCCGCTCCTGAGCCTCTGCGATGGTGCGGCCGCCGATGCCGTTCATCACCAGTTCGCACCAGAATTCATCCTCGCCGGTTAGCTCGTAGTCTTTCCCAGTTCGTTTACATCATGAATTGCAGCCAGGAGGGCCATAACAATCGGACCGTCCAGCGCCCCACGATCCGGGGAAGCAGTCCCAAGAATGTCAGCCGCGGTAAACACTGGGGCGCCGTCCTGATCGCAAATATGCGCCGCAATGCGCTCAGCAATCGGGTCCGATTTCCCGTTATACGCCAGCAGTTCAGCTTTAGTGGTGTGGTAGCCCATCGGGCGCACATAGACGGTTGCGATATGCTCTTTCCCGTCACGGCCTTTCCACTTAATTTCTTTTTCCACGGGACGCCCGGTAAAGGCACCGGTTTCTTTTAACGTATCGAGAGTAAGTTGCATTTCAGCTCCTGAATAGAAAAGCCCGGATAACCGGGCATATTAATTACGCTGCGGCCTTCGGCACCCATACGGAAGAGCCAGACCGCTGGATCGTGGCGGAGGTCGTCACAACAGCGTTACCCTGGAAATCAAACGGGAAGTCGGAAACGTAACCCTGGAAAATGAACCAGGTGCGATCCGATGGCAGCACCAGACCATCTACAGCATCCTCAGCGCCAGAAGCGGCGGCTGTCGGGACACTGGTTCCATCTGACCAGCCAACCGCAAAAGTTAACGGCGTCTGGTCATTCGCTTCAGCGAGGCCATGCAACATAATGTGGCTGGCGTTCGTCGGATCAGCGTTAAGCCCTACGGTTGCGGCCGCAGGCGTTTTAAGCCCCTTTTTGTAGGTTCTGGAATCCCGCTCACTCAGACAGGTATCTTCAATCTGATCGGCAGGGTTCCCTCCGGGGTTGAAACTGGTGATGCATTCAACCTCGCTGACCACGCCAGACTTGAGCACAAAAAACTGCGTGCCTTGCGTTAATACAGACATGTTTTGTCTCCATAAAAGAAAAACCCGCACAAGGCGGGTCAGTTTGGGGTTGTTGGTTATCTGGTCGTTATCCAGTCAACATCGAAGGAATAGCGGTATCGCATTGTTTCAGGATCGCGGCTTTGTTCACCCCATCGGGTGATATAGGCCTTGCCCTCAATTGCGTCGCGTAAAGCACGGGCAGCAGCGATCACGTCGGTGTCAGTATCGCCATAGACATCAACCTGCAGAGAAAAGCGATCCGCATCTGGCCGCTGGTTCAGAAAATTTTCAGGTGAGCCGCCTATGTTTTGCCAGACTGCATAGGGATAAACGATATTGTCGTCCTGCATCCCGAACGGATAAAGCCTCACGGGATTAGAGCCTAACAAATCCCTGACTGCCTGGCTGGCTGCGCAAACTGCAAATATTGGAGCAATCATACCGGAGTTCCTTTTTTAGCCGCCCGTCGCACAGCGCGATCAATGGACTTTTCCAGCTCCGCTGCGAAAATATTAATTACGTCGGTATCAACACCATTGATCGCCGGTCGCAAAACAGGCTTTGCTGCTGCGTGCTCTGTGCCGAACTCCAGGAATCGCCAGTACCAGGTATCCCCGCCGGGATTACCTTTATCCCCGGCAGTGTTATAACTTTTACCCGCCCTGCCTTTTCGGACGTTGGCCTTTGTATTGGCGTATTGCCTGGCGCCGCCCATCACCCCGACACGAAACGTTGGATCGCCGGTTCTGCGAAACGCCTTGCTGCTGAAGCTGACCACAATGTTTTTGTAGATAGCCTCTTTGGTAAGAGGATCATCTACCCGCGCGGCATTATTGCGCGCTCTGTCCCTGATGACGTTTGCCGCTTTACGCAGCGCTGCACGACCGGATTTATCGCGAGTGACCTGTGAGACGGCATCCAGTTTCCCCAGGACGGAATCGAGGCCAGTCAGGTTTACTTCTACGCCATCAGCCATCGTTAGCCCCTTCTGAACATGGCAGTGTCAGGTATTCCCTGCCGCTCCGGGGATCAGGTAAAACGCCCTCAATGTTGTAGATGCGGTCACGAAACAGGATCCGATGTTTGCGGGTGACGCCCTCACGGTAACGAATCGTTATCCGGGTGGTAACCTCGCCCTGAGAGGCCTGGGCCGCAATAAACTCACGTGCGGATAAAGCAGCGACTTCGGCCCAAAGGGTTGCAACATCGCGCCAGGTATTAATCACGGCTCCCGTTGTCGGGTTCTGTTCTTTGACCGGTTCCTGCAGGGTGATCCTGTGACGCAATTTTCCGGCCTGCATATCATCCCCTTGGTTTCCCACTCAGATAGGTTTGCTGCTCTGGCGCCTCTTCGAGATCGCCGGCAAGCGACTGGATAATCACATCGGACAGGGCGACGTTAGACTCAGCCAGCCGGTTTATCGCTTCCGTCTGCTCTCGCTGTGCTGCTGTTTGTTCTCTCAGCGCTGCTATCAGCGCGTTTACCAGTTGCTCGTTCATAGGCTATTTTCGTCCACTTTTTTAACCATTCACGCCGACGGAGACACCCTTCACAGGCCATACTTCCCCCTACAGTCCATATATTCGGTATGGTTGTAAAAGAGACTCAACGGCAAATGGAGCCTCTATCGCTGTTTGACCGACTACAACGGTTTCACGGTGTTCATACCAGTGACCGATAAGCAGAAGCATCGCTGCTTTCACATCATCGCCAGGGAGAATTGAATCAGGATCATCTGCATACCCCTCGCTGGTTTCGGACTCATACATTTTGCGACGAGTCCATGTTTCGACGTAACGAGAAGCAGCTCCGATGTAGAGGGTCAATAGTGAGTCGTCATCGGTAAAGTCAGGCTCAATGCGACAGTGCTCTTTAACCACTTCAAGTTCTAACATTATTTTTTAGCCTTCTTCTCTGGCGCAGTTTCCGGCTGCTCCGGCTGCTCCGGCTGTTCCGGCTGTTCCGGCTGTTCCGGCTGTTCCGGCTGTTCCGGCTGTTCCGGCTGTTCCGGCTGTTCCGGCTGCGCAGAATTATCAACATCTACCAGCCGTGCATAACCTTTTTGAACCAACTCACGGCCATGCTGTTCCAGCGTCTCCAGTGACTCGCCTTCAGTCACCACTACCCCACCAAAATAAATTGGTTTCACCGCGATAAGTTTCATCGTGTTACTCCGAAAATAGCGGCCCGGAGGCCGCCAGAAAAATTACTGGCCGCCGGAAGCCGGCACAGTAAAGGAGCCATAAATAAATGCTTCAGGGCGTTTTACTGCTAACGCCAGACGCTCTTCACAGCGAATAGAGATCATGTTTTTCTCGAAGTCGTCGCCGTTCTCCGTCGAGATCACAACGTTTGCGTCTTCGCGGTCGAAAAGCTGTGCCGCAGCATTAAATGCACCTGTCAGGAACTTGCCCTGGAAAGCTGCTGCTTCAGTGGCGACAACCGGAAGCCCCCACAGCGTCGGCCCCGTCAACGCAGCCGGGTTCGCCAGGATATAGCGCCCCAGGGTGTCTTTAGTCAGTTCGATTTTCGCCCAGTCCATGAAGTGCAGGACGTGACCGGATGCAGGGAATCGGGCAAGTTGAGCCTGAAGCATTGCCAGGCGCAGATCGTCAATACCGTTCTGCTGTTCAACGGCAAATGCCGCGCTGTAAGCCGTGGCCTGCGGCACGATGCCATGGAGGTGAGCGCCAGTGCCATCACCAAACAGAATCTCCTGTTCTTCGACGTACTTAAGGCCGTAACGCATTTCCGCATCAATCATGGACTGCAACTGGGCGAAGTCGTCTAGAATCTGCTTGGATGCCTTGAACATGTGCGCGATGGTTGTCACTGGAGTGATTTTCGGCGTGAACTCAATATTGCTGTACGGCTTGGTTGTGTTCTCCGGTACCGCTGCCGCAGCATTGGTAAAGCCGGTCTGCTGCACCCAGAAAATGGCCGGTGAACCCGTACGGCCTGGCGCGATAAGATCGCGAATAAATAACCGCTGCTTTGGCGCTACATCAATACCCGGCAGTCGTTGTGGTTCAACAACCCCCTCAGGAACGTCACTGGAAATCAGAGCAGCTTTTACAGGAACAGAAATACGCTTGTTCCCTTCGATGCTGGACGACAGAACTTTAATGGCTTCAGCAGAGATAACCTGCTGGCCGACAGTTTCAATAACCTGTTTTGCGTTTGCCAGCGGCATCTGTGCAACATGCTGCTCCAGTTCGCCCAGCGCTGCTTTAAGAGTCTTTTCGGCTTCTTTCAGCGCATTAAACTCAGTCGCCATTTTGTCCACGGTTTCTTTGGTTTCCGCCGACAATTTGCCGTTCTTTTTCGCTTCAGTCAGCGCTTCTTCCGCTTTGGCGTTAAATTTGCCGGTTGCTTCTTCAATGGAAGCGGTGACTTTTTTCAGAATCTCGTTTACATCAGACATACATGGTCCTTATTTGACTAACGCCGCAAGAGCGCTTTCAAGTGAATTGAGGGTTTCAGGTTTGATATCTTCGGCAGCGCCCGGCTTACCATCGGGATCGGTAACAGCGCCCGGCGTGTTACCTGTTAATGCTTTGATTAATTTCCGGCGCTCGGACCGGGGGGTATTTGTTTTCGCCAGCAGTGCATCAAGTTTGCGAAGCGCAGCTGCAGGTGATTCGTCGCCGTCGCTGACCGCATCAGCAGAAAGCAGGCTGTCTGCCAGTCCCTTCGCCACAGCATCGCTTCCACCGATATAACTTTCGGCGTCCATTAGTTTCTGAACGGCGGTAATATCAAGGCCAGATCGCGCCGCGTAAATATCAGCCATTGCGGTATCGAATGGCTCCAGTGACTGCGCCAGTTCAGCGAAGTCATGGCGGTTTCCCATCGCGTACAACCAGCAGTTATGGATCATCAGAAAGGCACCGCGGCCAATCTGAATATCATCCCCGGCCATCGCAATTATTGAGGCGGCACTGGCGGCAATGCCCAGCACCTTCACCGTTACATGGCCTTCGTATTCGCGGAGAAGGTTATAAATAGCCAGACCTTCGAACATGTCGCCACCCGGCGAGTTGATATTCACCGTAACGTCTGCGCCGTTCATTGAGCGAAGTGCACCGGAAATGCGCTTTGCTGTTACGCCTTCATCCCAGTAATCACGCCCAACGACATCAAAAATTGAAATGGCGTTGTCATTATCGGTTGCAGCTCTGATTCCGCCGTTCCACCGCTCAAGCGCTGAAGGCAGGGGTTCACTGGTAACACCCGCGCACGGGCGCCCCGCCGGAGCAACCGGAAGTTGTCTAATTGTCATGGGGATTGGCTCCTAAGCAGCCTGTTTAAGTGGCGATTGCTCGAAAGGAATATCAGGGAATACGTGGTTATGAAGTTCTCTTACAGCCAGCGCCTGAACCGCCGGGTTGCTGTTTTCAAGATTCTTCAACTGAGTCAGGTTGAGCTGAACTGTATAAATATCACCGCCTTCAATTGGCGGCATATTTTCCAGCCTTCGCACATCGTTGCGCGACATCCAGCCATTCTGCAGGGCGCTGGTATAGTACGCCGCACGTCCTGCGCTATCGGCTCGCAGAAGCCCCTCAACAGAGAACTCAGCAAACAAATCCTCATCACTGTTCAGAAGACAACGCGAGATTTCCTGCTCAATATTGACCAGTAGGGGGCGCAGAGTATGGGTCAGGAACAGCATGTTCATCCCCTCAAGACTCGACGCCCAGCTTGATTGTTTTGTTGTATGGCCCACCATAAACGGCGGTACGCGAAACCAACGACAGATTTCCTCAATGCTGAAGGAGCGGCTTTCAAGCAACTGCGCGGCTTCCGGGTTCATGGTGACATTCTGATATGTCAGTTCATTTTCCAGAACCATCAGTTTCCCGGCATTTTTAGAACCAATAAAGTTCTGGAGGGCCTTGCGAAGCCTTTCTCGCTGCCCTTCGTTTAGCGCAGTTTTCGAAGAAAGAAAGCCGGTACTCTGCAAGCCATTCTCGAATATTTTCGCCGCAGCTTCATCTACCGCCATAGCAGCGCCGAAAACGTCAACCCCGGCCATTGTCGGCATCATGCCGCACACGCCATCGAGACCAAACCCACGAATATGCATCATCCTGTCTACAGGAATGATCCGCGGCACGCCATTTTCCGTGTAGGTGTACTGTAATTTTCCGCTATCGAGTCGCTTTACAACCATTTTCTGAGGAAGAAGCGGAACCATTGATACCAGCTTGTTACCAATGAAAAACTTTTCGACAAAAGCATTACCACGCAGACAAATGCTGGCCACAATCATCAGCATGAAACGGGAAGGTGTCATTTCCGGGTTAGGGCGCCTGCATAATATCTGGTATGCAAGATTATTCTGGGCCAGTTTTCTAGATCCATCTGACTGTCTCTCGTAAATTTTTAGCGGAAGCGTGGATACCGACTCACTCAAGAGCCTCACGCACGCCCAGACGGTAGAAAGCCTGATAATTTTGTCAGCGGTGACAACTTTTCCGCTACTGCTGGTCCCGAACCACTCCTGCCAGAATTCACCGGTAGTCAGGCCTATGGGAACACCAAGCCAGTTTAAAAGGGCGCTCTTAACGCGCCCTGGTTGCTGTTTATTCTTAGCCATCAGATACCCACTATGATCGGATCGTCAAAAAAGCCCTCAATATCACCATCATCAGGCTCGTAACCTTCCGCAGCACCAATTGCCATCGCTGACGCAACCACACCATCTATTCGACCAGTACTCTTTTTCTTGGCGAAAATGCGGTTTTCTTTTTGGTCGGCTTCGGTTACGGCGGAAGCAGCGTTCCATCGGAGGCAGGGGTTAGTTTTAATAATGATTACGCCATCATCCAGCATCTGTTCAAAGAGTTCGATGGAATGAGGCATCCACAGTCCTGAATCCTGCGCCTTGTAGTATCCCTGCCCGTGAGGAATAAGCGGTACTGATACAGAAGCGTTTTCCAGTTCCGGTTCAAGATATTTGATGCGGTACTGGTCGAAGGCGATCGCCTTGATATCGAACAACATGGAAAGATCAGCAATGCGCTCGGCAACAAAGCCATATTTCACCGCCTTTCCGGGAGTGGTATGAATATGGCCTCCCCGTTCCCATGCGTCATAAGGTACGCGGTCTGTTTTCGCTCTATCCAGCAAAGTATCTTTCGGTGTCCAGAACTCCACCAGCAGCTTTCTTTTTTTAGGGAAAAAGAGCGCCAGAGACGTAAGGTCGCGAGTTCCTGAAAGGTCCAGGCCGCCATAACATTCTTCTCCCTGCAGCTCCTGCAGGTCAAAGTCCTCTTCGCACCCCATCCACACATCGCTACTCATCCAGGGGTTATCGGCATCCACCCACTGACAGAAGTTTAACCGCCGAACAATGCTTTCCTTCGACGGCATCCCCCGAGCCTGAGTAACCTGCTCACGCAGGTAGCGATCGGTAAAAGTATGACCAAGAGAGGGGTTTGCTTTTTTCCAGCAGGACTCGTCCTTGAATGGGTCTTCTCCTTCGTCCAGGGAGCAAATGAAAGAAAAGAAACTGTCATCCTCAATCGAGCCTTCGGCAACTTTCCGCCCATACTCGTGATAGTCGTAGCAGACGCTGGTTTTGTCGTGGCCGCTGTTAGTGATCATAAAAATCAACGCCTGGCGACGACCTTTCGTCCCGGCGCGCATCATTTCCACAACCTGGTTGTTTTTGTGCTCGTGAATTTCGTCAATCAGAGCACAGTGTGGGCGTGGCCCTGACTGCCCATCATCCGAACTGATAGGCCGGAAAAATGATCCTGTCTGAAGAAACGCAAGGTTCCACTCTTTCCCGGCGCCGCCTGATTTATTTATTCGCTGTGCTAACGCAGGGGACTGATCCACCATCGCGACAGCATCACGAAAAAGGATCATGGCCTGGTCTTTTTTCGTCGCCGCTGCGTAGACCTCTGCGCGAGGTTCTTTATCGGCAACCAAACAGTAAAGAGCAATGCCCGCTGCAAGTGGAGATTTGCCAGAGCCTTTGCCTGACTCGACGTAAGCCATACGGTAGCGGCGATAGTCGTCTGAGTTTTTCCAGCCGAATATCGAACCTACAATAAAGCACTGCCACGGCAGCAGGTTAAAGGGTTTTCCCTCATGCTCACCACCGTTGAGCTTCAGTACTTTTGCAAAAAAGTCGATGGCACGCTGCGCCGCTGCAACATCCCATACCAACCCGCGAGCATGGCAGGATTCCAAATCCCTGAGATGTCGTTTACAGGAGTTTCTAATATCTGGACCGGCGATTTCTTTGCCGGAGTCTACATCCCGCGCATATTGCGTGGCGGGATCAACCGAAGAACTGGTTGAGCGGGTCTTCTTCTTTTTCTCCACCATCAACTTTCACCTTCGTTCTGGCGGCCGGAGTCAGACCGAATTCAACCAGGTAACTTTTAAAACGTCGATCTGCATCCGCCAACATTGCTACTGCCGGGTTAGCCTTAATCAAAAACCCGCCCTCTGTCTGCACGGTGTAAGTTCGCCCCTCGTCAGCAATAGTCAGGCGAAGCTGCAGAATGTCGGCGTAAATATCGCAGAGTCGTTCGAGCGCCAGCGTATCGGCAATGGTTAAAATGCCCATGCCATCCAGCAGCACGGTCAGCTTCCCCCACGCCACCTTTCCCCAGTCAGTGAGGTGCTCTGGAGGGCTTGGGATTTCTCGCGCTGGCGATGGTTCTTTGTCGTTAAGTTTGCGTTTGCCCGGGTTGCCGGTAACCACTTTGAGGTGGGTCGGTTTCGGGCGTCGTCCTGCCATCGGAACCTCCCGGAAAAAAACTTTTCATTTCGCGGTTGTGCACAAAAAGGACTGGCGGCGGTCATTTAGGTTCGAGGTTCTGAACTTTTGACCCGCCCCTCCCAATCAGATGAGAACCAACATCATTTGAATGATAATAATTTCAAATTACAATTAATTTTGAAGTGTATTGATAATGGTTATCACTTAAACCAATGAGAAGCCGAGTCCAGTGGCATCCCATTTTCATCGCAGCCGATCACGGTGCCACGCTTCTCCATTCGCTGCTTCGTTGAGTCGTGGTGCTGCTTGCACAGCCCTTGCCAGTTCTTCCGGCTCCAGAAAAGCTTTTGCGCCTTCGCTATTTCCTGGCTGTCACCAGAGCGCAGAGCCTCTTTCAGTTTGTGCGGGATGATGTGGTCAACCACCGTTGCCGCTGTAACCCTGCCTTGCTCCTGGCACATGACACACAAGGGGTGCGCACGTAGGAAGATAAGACGCTCTCGGTCCCACTTGCTGCCGTAGATACGGGGCTCTTTGTTCATGTGGTGGTCCTGTTACTTGGGCGCGCGCTCTATCATCTCACTGTGCCGTACAATGTCTGCCGCTTCACCTCTCCGTTCTCGGCGGGGATGTGTCCACGACTATCGCGCACAGCGACAATCACTTCACCTTTCTCATCGTCAACAGTAATGGCGTACTTTACCTTAAAGCCATTGAGATACACGGTGATAAATTCGCGCATTATGTTTTCCTCTTAGATGTGAGCCTGCCGAACGGGAATACCTCCCGATAAAGCGGAATACCCGAGGTTCACTACTGAAATATATCGTTAGACAGCACGTACGAGGTGCATAAAAAGCCCCGCATTAACACGGGGCTTTTATCTAAGTCGATAACTTTACATATCAGTTGTTAGCGGTGAACTTATGCCCACAATCTAAACAAACACAATTATCCAAGATATTTTCGTCAACCATTTTTCCGGCAATTGCACCTGCTGTTGCCCCGGCACCGCCACCCGTAATAGCCCCAAGAATACCACCAGCAATACCGCCAAGAGTCGCGCCTACTATGTTCCCAACTAATGGCACGACTGTACCAATAGCAGCACCAGCAGCAGCACCAGCAGCAGCGCCAGAAGTTGCTCCAGCATACCCCCCAGCGGCACCAGCTACAGCACCTAAACTACCACCAACTTTTTTCCCGTAATTTTTAGTATCAACGTGCTCGGAACCACATTTAACACAACGCATAAGCTCCCCCTCTATCACAGATTTTGAGACTTAATAATATGCTTACGAACTTTGTGTTAAAAGCATTATCACAGGCACTCAGTGAATGCCTGCTGTATTGCCTTAGCTGACCTTCTCAGCGGCAGTATCAAACAGCGCCAGCGCTTCGGTCGCTTCCTGGATTGCCTTACGGGTCTTCGAGACAATCTCACTTTCCGTGAAAACACGATCGAAAGAGTCAGCGAATAGCTCAGACTTCAGATAGCTGTCGCCTACCCAGTCAATGGCCAGCTTGGCCGCTGCGGTGTCATAATTAACTTTCTTGATTATATCCAGGCGGATTTGCTCGGATGCAGTGATCTCTGACATGTCTTACCTCTGTGCGATGTGGGGAGTATTATCGAAGCCATTCGACAAAATAGCCTCTGTGATGCTTTTGCATTTATCTTTGCCGTGTGTACAAGCTGAACGGTTTCCTTACGGATGCCTGTTACGCACAATAAAAAAGGTCGCATAAAAAATGCGACCTTTGGTTGGTACCAGTTAGAAAACTAAAATCTCTCAGGAGCCACCCGGGAGAGGCTTTTCTGCTTTTAAACTGACCACTGCCGTTTTGGTGTTGGCTGGCAGTGATAACGTGTTGATAGCTTCATTTAAGTTATCGAAAGCATTTAAATATCGAAAGAGCTCTTTGAACCAATCATTTTCAACTTGCCGGAACATTCAACCAGAGCACCAGGCATCTCTGCTGGTCTTTTGATGGCAATTCTCAGCTCTCCCGAACGAGGCCGGTAACTAACAATTTATTCGACAGTTCCTTCGGCATTAACCCAAAGATCTAGATGCTTGATGTAGCGTTGGATGGGCACATAAATAACCACCCCATCTACAAGGTTAACGGACTTGATAACATATCCCTGCGGAGCTAAATAATCCTCATCACAATGAGGGTGAATAGATTGCTCGTCACCGTATCGATAACCATGCGGAAGTTGAGGGAGTGAATTTCTTGTCATGGGCAGCTTCTTAGATAGAAGGAATTGAAAATCCATAGTGCCTTAATGCACCTGACTTAGATACCAACTTTTCATTTTTCAGCGCTCTGTTGTCTCGTATTCTGATTTTTTGTTCATGTGGCCATGTAAATTTCAATACCTAAAGTGTTCTGCGTTTGTAGCTGAATTACCTGGAACCCTTCTCTGTGAGCTGCGAGCAATTGGCCTGCACTGCTTTGTTGTGCGCCAGGATGTCACGCTTGGTCTGCTTATCCAACACATCGATATCGTGGTCAGTCAGGTAGATGATCCGCACCCAGCTGCAGGCCGTGTCAACGACTACCGGGGCGGGTAAACTTTTCGCGCAGCTCGCGATCAACATCGTCATCGCCCATACGCTTAACGTCTTCCTGTACATCGCTTGCCCCTTTCGTGACTTCAGCACGGCGTTCTGCCGCGGCGACAGTAGCAGCGGCGTTCTCTTCGGTACGTTGCTGATCAGCTTTGGCTTTCGCCTTACTGGCCCCGCGAGCATGACCAATGCCGAACGCGCCAGCAATAGCACCCAGGATGACGACCACCAGTCCCGCGATAATTTCAAAGCTCATTGCTGCTCCTTCAGTTCGTCGGCCTTTTCTTTCAATGCTGGCTGGCGTACGTATTGAGATAGTACGGCCAGCACCACCAGCGCAGGGCTAATCAACGCAACGATGTTTGGCGGCAGGATGTTTTTGATATCCGGCGGCAGCACCGCCCAGGCGTGCAGCGCAGCATCCGGGAACGACTGCGCCCATACACCAACCAGCGCGCCGATAGCTCCCAGCTTTACAGACCACGTTTTCAGCAGCAAGCTGGCATGCCCTACGAACTCCAGCCGGGTATATTTGCGCAGAAGTAACAGAACGAGCACAGCCACCAGCACAAGCAAAGCGAAAATGATCATCTTCACAGGACACGCTCCTTAACCCAGCCGTAGAGAAAATCCTCGTTGGCTTCGCGGCCCTCCGCCAGTTCGAGGTATCTGGCACCCTGGCTGCAGTTCAGCGCACGCAACAGAACCTGTTCACCCTCTTTCCCGCGGGCGGAAAGGTATCCCTTAAGCGCGGTGATGGTTCGGGGACCAATGGCACCATCCGGAATCAGATCGGGATACAGCTTTCCGCGCATATTCATTGCGGTCAGCCAGCGCTGGAAAAACTTACTGGCTACAGATGGCCCCATGTTCACGCCAGTGTCGCAAAGCTCATCTGCCAGTAACGTAGATAGAGCTGCCACCTGGTCAAACCGGGGGCCGGTCCAGTAATCGCTCAGCAGGATTTGCTTTGCTGTTTCCCTGGGCAGGTTCCGCATATCACCGGTGTAGCCATGTGCACGCGCGGTGGTCTGCGTGATGCCCCAGCGGGTCGGCCCGCCTTTATCCGACGGATGATCGACATAACCACCCTCCTTGCCGAGGATCCTCTCGATAATCTGATCTGCTGTCATGGCGCCTTAACTCCGGTAATGCGTTCCCAGAAATAGGTCAAAGCAACAGAACCCATTGCCCCGCTAATTCCGGAAGTGGCCAGTATCATGTAAATGCTCAGTCCGCTTTCAATGCTCACCAGGCCAGCAATAACGCCGGTAAACCCTGAAACCACCATTTGGGCAAGAGCATTGATCAAGCTCCATGTTGCCTTGCTCTGCTTCACATCTATCAGGTAGCGGACAAGTCCACCCCAGCAAGCAATGATCAGCAGAACCAGCCAGGACATCCCGGCAATGCTCTCTTTGTCTTGCATACGTTTAGCCATAGTTACCGCCTCCGATGGAAGATCGGGAAGCTGTGTGTTTGAAAAGGGTCAGGCCCGTCAGGCTGGATTTAACAACGAAGCGTGTCGATGATGATTCCTGCGGGACCTGATAATAAAAAAGCCATGCAAATGCATGGCCTTGTGATTTGAATCCATTATTTACAAAATGTATTCGAGACAGTATCTTTCGACTTCCGGACAAAAAAACATATACCGGGACAAAATCTAAATGTAACTGCCTTGCCTGCATGAAACCATGCGGGCTTTTTTTTGCCCAAAGAAAAAGCCCACCGAAGTGGGCCTTACAGCTATCATCATTTTTTATTAGGTGTGGTGCCGGGTGCCTCCCGGTAAGTCGCCGCCAGTCCACAGACGACTCGCAATGCGCAAAAAAACATATCAGACTAGCAATGCCCCTCCGCATAGGGGGATTCACCACACCAGAAATTTAACATTCAGTCTTTCTGGTTTCAATACTCTGCTTGTCTGAGGTATCGGCTCACCATAACCGCCCAGCCTGATGTTATCAGCGTGTAGCGGCTTGTTTTTCTCTTTGATAAAATTGATTCGCAAATGATTAAAACATCAACTGGTGAAAATATGAGTAAGTACTCAGACCTTTTACAGGTAATCAAGTCCCGGGTTTGTCAAAATAACAACTTCCCCCAAACATTACTGGCAGACTCACACAGTTACAGAGCCAGGCAGGTTTGGTATCGAATAGGACAAATATTCACTCTTGAATGTATTCTCGATGAGTACAGGAAACATTTTTCATCGGATTATTATTATCTTGATAACGATAAGGCTCTTCATCACCTTATCTTCGAAATGACCAAGTGGAAACCTGAAGAGATTAGAAGACTCTCGCTAAACGACTGTCTCTTTATCATTGCCAGTCAACTAAAGCCCAGTTATATGTCAGAAGATGCTGCCGCTGTCCTGGCGTCACTCAATCTGCCGACTGGCCACTATCCTGTTGAGGATTTTCCACAAGAGGACTGGGATCCCAGGGAAAACTCAGCATTCCTTCAAAGCTACCAGTAGCGACTCGCCCAATCTCCACAGAGATCTGACTCAACCGCTCCTCAAGAGCGGCTTTTTCTGCTATCAGACGGTTGAAGTGGGCAAGATAGATTTTCTGTTGCCCAAGCCAGTCTTCAAGCTGTTGAGTGGTCATGCCCGGGTTAAAAAAATATGGTTGCTGCATAGCTTCCCCTAGATAAGTTACGCATTGTGATCGGGATTCGCTTCAGACGCTGGCCCCTCTGCCGTTCTGGTGCTGGTTGACGGAATCGAACCGCTGACATCCTGCTTACAAGGCAGGCGCTCTACCTTCTGAGCTAAACCAGCAATCTGGTTCAGGGCTCTGCGCAGAGGGCTTTAACGTATCGTGCAGCACGTCTCTACCCAAGAGCCCTGACCGGAGTGCAGAAATGACAAAGCCCAAGGGGGTTAGCCTTGGGCCTTTAATTTATTTCATGCTGCTCAGTTCGCTTTAACGTCCCGAGCCTATCACAATTCAAGCAGTTTCTGGCTCACTTTGCAAGTAAAATCTGTCGCCATTTGTGCCGAATGCGTCACACATTGGTGCGTACAGCATCGATTCTGCCAAACTAAGCCACGTATCAACTCTGCGTCTACAGGTCATAAAGCACCAGTCGGGATGCTTTTCATAGAGCTCTTCCGCTATGCGGCGTTTGCTCTTCCGTAACCGGTAATGCTCCACCAGCAGGTGATAAAGCTCTTTGTGACCACCCGTAATAAGGACTGCCCCCAGTACCTTATCAATCAGCAGTCCCTCATCGTCTGTGCAGAAGGCCAGGCCGCTTTTGTTTTTCCCCGCGAGTATTTCACGAAAAAACGCCTCAAGCTCTGGCTTCGAGATGCCAGACTTCTTCATCCGGCGTAATGCTTCGTTGATGGCTGTTTTAGTGACTTTCCCGGAGGCCAGTAACTGGTTAAACATATTGCCGCCACTACCGCCGCCGATGTAGGACCAGCGGCCCCACATGCGCAGCTTCCCCTGAATCCAGATGGCCTCCAGCGTTTTCAGCCTGACCATTTCACCAGCTTTTCCAACCTCGGACGGGTTAATCATTATGCGTTCTCCACTATGCCAGCACGCCAATTGCCAGCGAACGATCCAGAAATCGAAACAGCAGCTCCAGCTGTGAGCCGTGCTTCTCCTCAAATGCCACGGTGTCAGCGTGCAACTCGTCGTGATGCGCTCTGCAAAGCGGCAACACAAACAGGTCATGCGCTTTTGTTCCCATTCCACCTTGTCCGTGGCCTATCAGGTGATGGGGATCATCTGCTTGTTTGTTACAGCAGACACACGACTGAGACTTAACCCAGCGCGTCCAGCTCTCGTTTACCCAGCGGCGGCGCTTTGGTCGCAGCATAAATGATTCCGGCGTTTCAGGATCTACGCGAAGACCGAGAATCTTTTTCTGCACCACTTCGCTCGCCGCTGGCTCCGGCACAATATCGCTCTCCTTCATCACCGGTTGATGCTTTATTTCCGGCAATCGCAGGGCTTTCCGGGCCAGCGATTCAGGGATGACGTGCGCCAGATTGTTTATTACCAGCCACCAGCACAACTCTGGGATCGTCAGTTGATGGTCTTCGTTGAACCCCAGCTGTGAGCGGATGACCGTTATCAACCAGGATACCAGGTTCCCACGCGCAATGCCTGCCAGCGTCTCTGTGTACTGATCACGCACCAGGTTATCGCAGGCCCAGCAAAGGCGGATGCTGCCGGGCTCATGCCGGAACAGCGTAAAATTTTCGCTGTGCCACGAGCCGTGCGGATACTGGCATTCAAAACGACGCTCCAGCTCGGCCTCCAGCGAGCTGATACCACCCGCGCGCAGAATGACGTCTTTGTTTTCGAAGACTGGCTTCAAAACCGGGTCTTCTGCCAGTGGCTGCGTGGCGGGAGGGATAGCGCCGGTTGCGTAGTCGCTGTATTTTTCCGGTGCAGGCTCAATCAGTACCCGCCCTCTCCTGAACATCGGCATGAGATCAGCACCTGGGCGAAGAAGAACAACGCCCATGCGTGGGGCAATCTCAGGGGTTAGTAGTGCTCTCATATCATCTCCACGTCAGGCAGCTGCACGAAAACGTCGGATGGTGATTTCTACTTTCCCTTTCTTCACGATGTTCCCCCACTCCACCAGCATGCGCTTAACCTGACTGTCGTCTTCCCAGACGCCTGTTAGAGTCAGGGCATCGAACAGCGCTTTGTTGTAGTTATCGATATCCCGACGGCGCTGATCCGGCGGATACAACACTATGTGAACCTCGGCCAGATCAGAGGATGGCCGGGGAACGGCCCGCAGTTGCTCAATAATCGCCGCTCTCGCTGCCTGCTGGAACTTGCGCCCTGTCTCGCTTACCAGATGCCTGCCTTTCAGCGGACCCTTGCTCGGGGCGCGCCAGTAACTATTTACGCTCGGTGGAAATGGTAAAGTCAGTTTCATTTAGCCCCCTTAAAGGATCGCTACAACGTCTTTTGCGACTTCCCGCGTACTGCTTTTGCAGGAGATCGAACGGCGCGCGTTGATGAATTGCAGGTTAAAACCATGCTCCCGGTACAGGTCGAGAACCTTCGGTGCAGATGAGTTAGAAATCACTACCCGAGCGCCACGGTGAAAGGCAGATACACATTGCTTCGCCAGGTCCACCTGGTTATCCCAGCTAAAACCACCAGCGGCGTAGGCGGTGAATCCGGTTGTTCCCGGCATCGGTTCGTAAGGCGGATCGCAGTAAACCACATCCCCTTTACCGGCCAGGCTGATTGTCCGGCGGTAATCAGCGGTCATGAATACGCAGTTATGCGCCATAGCCGCGAAGGCTTTCATCTCATCCATCGGGTAATATGGAGCCTTGTAGCCTCCCCAGCCCACATTGAACTTGTTCGCCTGGTTGTAGCGCATCAGGCCATTGAAGCAATGCCGGTTGAGATACAGGAATGCAGCTGCGCGTTCAGTAGCATCCAGCGTCTGTGCGTTGCACTCGGAACGGATCAGCTCATAGCCATCTGGTGACCGCATGTTCTCGAACATCCAGCGGGCCTTCACTTCCACTTCATCCGGCACCACCGCTAACATCTGATACAGATTAATCAGGTCCGGGTTAACGTCCGCCAGCAGGTAATCTGCGTGCTTTTCGCTGTTCAGGAATACCGACCCACCACCAACGAATGGCTCTATCAGGCGTTTCCCTGCCGGGATATGCACGAACAGGTCAGCCAGCTGGGTATACTTTCCACCAGCCCATTTCAGAAATGGCTTACTCATGAGCGGAACCCCGAGTTTTCAGGCAATGAGTAATCAACCCCATCGAAACTGGCTCGCGAAATGGACGACTCCTGGTGGGAGCTATTGAGTGGAGCAGATAGTTTTAACGACAGCTCATCCCATTTTTCCCGAAGCTTCGACGGGCTGAGTACGTTTTTACACCAGAACGAATCTTTGTTGGCGCGCTTGAAAAGTGAGCAAATTTGTTTATGGGTTCTCCCGTCCTGCATCACCATCAGGCGAACCTCATTCGCCCATGCGGTCCAGTTTGGTTCTTTGGGGCGAACTACCTCACCATCACTTTCAGCAGCCAGTTCGTACATGCTGATAATTTTTCCCCAAATGAACTCGGCGCAGGTTAAATCGTCCTGGCTGCCCCACTGCCGCTTTGCAGCGCTGTACACCACCGCGTCAGGATGCCGTGACAGAAATTCATCTGCAGAGCCCTGTTCGTCCGGTTGCGAAGCGTCCGGACAAGAAGGATTTATATCTGATGGATCAGTAGTTGATTTTACTGACGGATCCCCACCAGATTCTGACGGGTCAAAACCGGTTTTTTTGATGGATTCCGACGCCTCAAATTTTGAGGGGTCAATTTTTGACGCATCAGATTTTGACGCATCAGATTTTGACGTGTCAGATTTTGATGTGTCAGATTTTGATGTGTCAGAAACTGACAGGTGAGAAAATGCCGCTTTCTGTAGTTTGGAAACGTTGAGCTGGTAGACGTTCGATGCATTACGGTTGCCGTTGCGGCGCTGTGTGCGAGTGAGCCACCCCTCTTTCTCAAGTGCAGCTATCGCCGTTCTGACAGTACTTTCACCAGCGCCAATCTGACGGGATATGGTCGCAATAGAAGGCCAGCAAACACCCTCATCGTTGCTGAAGTCAGCCAGGCGCGCCATGATTGCCACGCTGGATAGCTTCATCCCCGAAGATGCACAAGCGTCCCAGACGTATCCTGTTAATTTAGTGCTCATGATCGTCCTTTATTTCTCTGAATTTACGTCTGAATTGCTCGAGGGGGCTAAAGCATTCATGCTCGTACCCTTCACGCAGGTATATAACGCGCTGTGTCTGGGGCTCCCAGCGTATGACCCTGACCGGGACGCCGTAGTCATCTCTGAACCATCGGTTGAGCTCTCGCATACTTTCTCCGCCTGGCCGTTAAAGTCCCCTACCACCCACTGAGCAAACTGGTAGCAGACAGGCTCGAACCCGCCTGGTACTCTTACCCCATACACGAACTGCACCGGTCCTGCTCCACCAGGAACTGGCCGCGCTACAAGTTGCGACCTGCGGTATTGTGTTGATAAACTGTTCATGCGTTAGTAATCTCCACTGATAACGACACGCCACGACGCCAGGAGCTGCAACTCGCTGGCGTCACTTCTTTTTGCGTGCAAACAACGTGATAATTGCCGCGATCTCTTCTTCACGCGCAGCCAGGTGGCGGCGGTGATGCACCATGATTTCTTCAGCTTCATGTCTTTCGATTACCCCATCCTCAAGTGCCTGTTCGATAATCTGATCAACCTGTCCCCTGGCGGCAGAGGTACGCATTGCCCGGCTAAACAGGTCCACGCGGTCTAGTTCTTCCAGGTGCGGAACATCCACCAGCAGAGCACCACGGCGGCGAGCGAAGTAGTCAGCCAGTAACGATGTGTTGGAAATGTCCTCCATCGCTTCAAGCTCAGATACTTCGAAGAACCTACATCCGTTTTTCTCGTAAAGGTTGTTATTAAACTGCGTCACCGTCATTCCCAGTGCGCCAGCCATTGCTTCGCGCCCACCTGGATATGCTTTGCACATAGATTTCACGACTTCTTTGAGGTTCATACCTACTCCTTTCAAACTCGGGTGGTAGTTACAAATTTGATGCAGTGACATTAAGCTTTCGCATTGCTGTACCTCTTAAATAGGCCCAGTCAATGTCAGGACGAAGCTCTTCGCAGGTGACAGCACCACCAGTAGCTTTCTCAATCTCAGGGCATCGTTCCGCAGGTATTTGCCTAATGCCCGTTGTCCATTGATTCACTGTTGGTGATGAGATGCCTAGATTCCTTGACAAAGCGGCTTGTCCCCCAACAATGCGGCAGGCTTCACTGATTGCTTCAAGGCTACTTCTCATAAACGGATTCCTATGATTTCCACACAAGCAAATATTAGGCTAAGCCTAATAAACAATCAATAGGAATTGCCTAAGCTAAAGGTTATGAGGATTATTAGGCAATGCTTAGTGGTAAAGAATTGGGCCGAGCGATCGAGCAGGCCATAGACAAGAAGCTTTCAATAGGTTCTGCCAAGAGTAAGGCGGAAATCGCACGTCATTTCAAAATAAAACCCCCATCAATCCATGACTGGATCAATAAAGGCTCCATATCGAAAGAGAAGCTACCAGAGCTTTGGAACTACTTTTCTGATGTTGTGGGCCCCGAGCACTGGGGACTAAAAGGATACCCGCTAACTGATACATGTGAGCCCGCAACAGATCCCATAGTTAAAAATGGTTCTATTGACGAACTCTATAATAAGGCTTCGAGAGAGAAAAAGGCTATCATTGATTTTGTCCTCTTAGAGCAAGGACAGCGTATACCTGGCTGGGTAGATAGCGACGCTAAAGCATATTTAGACTCACTAGAGATGAAGATAAGGAGATGGGCAGAGCAGGAGGAAGATGGAAAAAAACAAACGAAAGCCAGAGCTTAAGCTTATATGGTCTAACGGACAATATCTCTAAGCTCCATACATGTTAAAAGCTCTGAGATTGATTCACTTGCATAACTCAATCCCTGTGGGGGATTGGCTTGTATGAAGCCCATCCGGGGATTGTGACTTGCTTTGATTTAACAGCAGGTTTTCACTTTGCATGGAGGATGCATGGAAAACTTCAAAGTACGTCTTAAAAATCACATTGAACATGTTAAAAAAGTTAGAGAACACTGCACAACGGAAGAGACAACCAAGCAGGCTTTGATACTTCCTTTCTTGGACATCCTAGGCTTTAACGCATATGATCCGCAAAAAGTCAAAGCTGAATATGGTGCGGACTTCCCTGGTGTGAAAGTGGGTGAGCGTGTAGATTATGCTCTATTCTGCCAAGGTGTTCCCGTTATGTTTATTGAGGCCAAAGGTTGTAAAGAAAAAATGGACAACCATTGTCCTCAATTATCTAGGTATTTTAATTCTACTCCTGAGGTGACAATATCAGCAATTACTAATGGCATTGAATGGCGTTTTTTTACGGATCTCAATGAGAAAAACATAATGGATTCAACGCCATTTTTACGAATCATGATGGATGACATTAAAGATTCTGATGCTGAGCAATTATTTAGATTCCGGCATGACAAATTCAAACCAGAGGCCTTAAGAACACTTGCAGAAGAGAGTGTATATATTTCTGCATTTGTTAAAGTTGTGAGTACAAGCCTTCGGGAAGTAGATCATGAATTTGTTAGATATGTTGCAGGACGAGCAAACATTGGTCGTCAATTAAATCAAAGATTTATAGAAACAATAACTCCATTGGTGAGGCAGGCCGTAGAGAGGTCAGTAAGTGAAATGGTTGTTTCTGGTCTTTCATCAAGAACATCTATTCCTGAATTAGAATCCCCTGCTGATGTAACTGAAAATAATGTAATTGATGAGCGCGCAGATATTGTCGATGCAGAGAATCCCAACATAGTAACAACCTATAATGAAAGAATTTTATTTGAAAAAATCTGTTCTATTATAGGTCCTGCATACGAACTTCAAGCCAAAGACACAGAGTCATATTACTCTATTCTTTTCCAAGGAAAAACAAACCGCTGGCTGGTTCGCTATTATGACAAGAAGAACCGCTCAAACATACAGTTACCAATTGATATCAATGAAATAACAGGTAATGAAATTAAAAGAGCCGGACTTGAACATGATAACAATCGTATTTTCATTGAACATCCCGAGGATGTATTAAGGATTTCAGGTTTAATCCTTGATTCTTTACAATATGTACAGAATGATGAGAATTTCAGAAAGCGTCGTCCATAATCATAAAAACACTAGCTTTATTTCACACAAATCCCGCTTATGCGGGATTTTTTTTTGACCGCCGACAAACATTAGGCTAAGCCTATTGACATATCATTAGGCAAAACCTAATATCAAGTGAGTATGATGGACTATGTCATCTTGGCGGCGCCATGTGCAAGCTAAGTGTTTCAGGCACGACGTGCGCCCCACCAGCACGGCGAAAAGGTGTGACACCTCGGAAGAGACGAGGCCACAACCAAAAGAGCGCTGGCATGCAAAAAACATCTCGCAGCCGTTGCGGTACCAAAAGCCAGGATGGAACGGCAGAACGCTGTAGTGCTCTTTTTGTTGTGTGGAGATAACTAACCTGATGCCATTGCAGTGGCGGATCGAGGAAACGAAATGAACTTCTTCAAAAATGCTCTTATTTACCGGCTCTCTCGCGATATTACCATCGTGGAAGAACACACCATCGCGGATCTGGCAGACAAGCTTGAACCATTCCGTTTCTCTCCTTGCGGGAGTCAGGATATGGCTAAATCCGGTTGGGTATCTCCCCTTGGACAGTATTCTGACCAGCTATTTCATTTTGTTAGCGGTCAGCTTCTGCTCGTGATCCGCCGGGAAGAGAAAATTATCCCACGCCCAACCATTACCGATGAGCTCAACAAGAAAATTTCTAAGCTTGAATCAGAACAGGCGCGACGTCTGAAAAAGACTGAAAAGGATGCTCTACGCGATGAGGTTTTACATAGTCTTCTCCCCAGGGCTTTCTCACGGAACATCATCACGCGAATCTGGGTGAATACCACCGATCACCTGGTCATAGTCGATGCCTCCAGTGCGCGCAGTGCTGAAGATGCCCTGGCACTCCTGCGCAAGACCCTGGGATCTCTTCCCGTCGTTCCTTTGACAATGGAAGAGCCTGTCGAGCTAACGATGACTGAATGGGTTCGTTCAGGCAGCGCGCCTAATGGTTTTAATCTGGGTGATGAAGCAGAAATTAAAGCTGTTTTGGAGGCCGGAGGTATTGGACGCTTCAAGAAACAAGACCTCGTAAGTGACGAAATTCATACCCACATCGAAGCTGGAAAGGTTGTCACTAAATTATTCCTCGATTGGCAGGATCGTATTCGCTTTACCCTTTGTGACGACGTATCCATTAAGCGTATTAAATTCGCTGATGAGCTCGTATCTCAAAATGATGATATCGATCGTGAGGATGTAGCACAGCGGTTCGATGCAGATTTCATTCTCATGACAGGTGAAATGAGTACTCTGATTTCTGATTTGACCAAAGCTCTCGGCGGCGAAGCTAAGCGATAAATTAACCAAGCATCTAACCCATTCTCATGGGTTGGGTTGCTGCACCCTAAATTTACGCGTTGCAGCGCGTCAGATGGAGAACAAAAGATGGCTAAGACAGCAAATCAACTGATCAAACAGGCGTACGAAATAGCCAAAACTATGCCACCAGCACAGGCAGCAATCATCAAGGAACTGGCTACCGTCCTCGATGTTTCGAATGTAGCTCTGCGCCAGACGCGCACCGAACGTGACGCCCTTCTCGCAGAGGTCAAATCATGGGCGAAAGAGTGTGATCGCCTGACCGAGCGACACACCAAGAATCGCACAAATATGCATGTTCTAGAGGCTATGCGCGATTTGAAAGCAATTTGCCCCACCAGCTTCCGTAATGTGGAGGCTCTCTGATGGCTAAAGACTCAAAGCTTGTATACGGCGCCAACGGAAAAACCAACGTTTTGACGTTCGAACCTGAAAACCTGCACCTGGTTACCGACAAAACGCACCCGCTTTACGATGAGCGCATCCACCTTCCTATCGACGAAGGGATGGTTCTGAACATCAAAGAGCTGGGTGTACTGGAACCTATCATCGTCTGGAAAGACCCTGAAACTGGGCTCACCTGCGTAGTTGTAGGCCGTCAGCGCGTAAAACATACCCTGGAGGCAAATAAGCTTCTTTTGAAAGAGGGCAAAGACCCACTGCTTGTTCCTGGGGTTGTTAAGCGCGGGTCAGCAAATCAGATGGCTAAATACATGGTCAGCGAAAACGAAATTCGCCGACCTGATACACCGCTTGGCCGGGCTAAAAAAATGTCAGACGCACTCGACCGCGGGCTCGATGAGGACGACATTGCAGTGTTGTTTGGCTGCAGCGTTCAGACCGTTCGTGCAACGCTTTCCCTTCTCGATGCCACCCAGGCCGTCAGGGAAGCGGTGGAGGCTGGCACAGTTACCGTTACCCAGGCGCGTCAGCTGGCATCGCTTAAACCCGAAGAACAGCGGGAGAAGGTAGCGGAAATCGAGCAGGCGACCGCTGGCACAACCGGCCATGAAAAAGCCCGGCGTCAACGTCAGATCCTCGGTGAGGCAAAGCCGCGCCTGAAAACCCGCAAAGAAATCACAAAAGCCCTGGAATCTGCCGAGGGTGATTATGCGAACGCACTTCGTTGGGTGCTTGGGGAGGCGCAATGAACTTTGAACCTGAAAATTACAGCCGGCGCGCCCTGCTCTGGTTCGCAGCTGTGATCGATATTGCCGGTTGGGTCGCTGTTTTCGTCGTGACCTGGGGTATCTGCATGGTTATTGAATGGTGGGTAGCATGAACAACGACGGATTAACACTCAACCAACTGGCAGAACGTAATGCCGCATTGGTCACTGAAGTTGAGAAATTACGCGCCGAGCGTGACCGACTGGTTACGGAGAATGCCTATCTTCTCAACGGCGCAGCCCGTGAACTTAACACTTCATGGATGTTCCACAAAACGATGCTTGGTGCTCAGGCGGCGCTGGCTTGCCTTTCGCTTGGCAGGGAGTCTGCTGCTCGCGACTGGCTGGAAGGTACTACAGACGAAGCTGGGGCCGAGATTCCCGATGATATTACCGTTGCTGGTCTGCAGGCATGGTTCGACAGCCAGATGGTCAGCAATGACGGGAAAAGCGGATTCCTGACCCGGGCAGAAGCCGAAGAGGCTATCAAGAAGGCATGTCCCGCAACCGATCGCATCGTAGCCGGGATTAAGGCTGATGGGGTGGAGCAGGCTGCCAACGAATGTTATGGCGCTGGTTATATCTGCGAAACATTGCTGGCGTATGCCCAGCAACTGCGCGAGGGGGCCGGGAAATGAGCATCGCCACTTATCTCAATACCGGTTTAGCCATTCTTGGATGGGCATACATCATGGTTAAAACAGGCCAGTGGATTACCAAAAATGCTCTGAGGCAGTGGGACAAGCGTCGTAAGGAATCTCGCCGCCAGAAAGCAGTGAATGAGTTTTATGACGCCTTTGAACTTAACAGCCTGGAACCCGGATCTACCGTTCGCCTGGCCACTAAAGGCGACCTGACAATCATGATGTTTCGCAGTGAGGGAAAGTCAAATGACTGATATCACCGAACTGGCGCAGCTACGTTCTGAGCTTTCAAATCCGGCAAATGGCAGTAAAGACCATCTGCGAAAACTCGCGCTATTGCTGGTAGAGGCGCTGGAGAAAGCGCAGGACACAATTACCGAGATGGATAATCGGATCCGCAAACAGAATCGCCATGTTTGCGAGCTATTCGACGATAACACAGCACTGCGCCAGCGCATCGCCGAGCTGGAGTCCCGCACCGTGAAGCTGCCGAAGCCTAAAAATTCTGACCAGGGATGGAAAATTGATCCGGAGTTCATCAACAAAGTTCAGGACGCAATAGGGTACGACGACACGTGCGAATGCTGGGAGGGCACTCCTTCAATGGAGTTAGTAGAGGCCGTTCTTCTGGCAGCCGCTGGCATCAAGGTGGAGGCTGAGTGATGGCACTGACCAAAAAACAGCGCGCAGAACTGCGCATGAAGTTTGGCGGGCGCTGCGCTTACTGCGGCTGTGAGCTTGGAGATAAATGGCACGCAGACCACGTCGAAGCGGTACGAAGAAATATCAGTAACGGCTACGCAATGGATAGGCCAGAAAACGATACGGTCAGCAACATGGTTCCGGCGTGCATCCCTTGCAACCTGTTCAAAATGTGCAGCTCGGTTGAGGATTTTCGCAATCGTATTGCAACTCAGGTCGATGTGACTCGCCGGGCATCGAGAAGCTACCGCACCGCAGAATCATTCGGCTTAGTTCAACCAACTAACGCGCCGGTAGTGTTCTGGTTCGAAAAGTATCAGGCAGAAGGAGACAACCAATGACCACCAAATTAACCAAAAAAGAATCCGCATGGTTCGATGAAGTTAACGCAGTGCTGGCGCGCTGCCCGTCGCCGGAGAAATTCGGTTTCTACACCATTAGTGACCCTAACATCATGGTGTACGACCTGCGCAAAGAGAAGGACATCGAGCGCAAACTTGACGCGCGGGCATCTTCCGATTGGTGTGTAGCTGTACGAGATGCGGACGCTGAAATCGACGCCAACATTTATTTTCCTTCAGCTGTGTTGAGTACGGCAGGATAAGGAGCTAACCAATGACCAGCAAATTAACCAGAGAGCAGCTTCACGAACGCGCTCGTGAAAACGTCAAAGCGCTGAAAATGGCATCACGACAGACAGCATTCGAAAGCGCACGCGAAGAAATATTGGCTGACCTGCAGCTTGCTGAACTGGCGCTGGCCGCACTGGACAGCGAGCCGGTGGCGTGGACAGATGAACAGGAGTTGCGAGACGTTGATCGTGGTGGTTGCGGGTACCTTTTCACTGTTAACCCTGTTACTCCGCATGCAGACGAGCGCCGAATTATTCTGCTCTATCGCCACGCGCAGCCAGCGCCGGTAGTGCCGGAGAAATGCCCAGCAGAAATTCGCGACCTGATATCTTCGCATACTGATGCGCTTTTCAACGACGATGATGCACAAGAGATCTGGAACGCCTGCCGCTCCGCCATGCTCGCAGCCGCCCAGCAGGAGGGAAAATGACTATAGCCATCGATCGACTTAAAGAGGTGACAAGGGACTTTGGTCGCAGGCATATCGCCTACCAGATGGCCAGAGAACTGCTGGAGATTTATAGCGGTAACGGCCCGGTTGTCTGGAATGTGTTGAGCGATTTCCCTCCTGAAGTTAACGGAAAATATCTGGTGATGACCAGCTATTGTGATATTCGGACCGCCTGCTATGACTGTGAATCAGGTGAGTGGCGGGCTTCAGATGGCACCATTACCGGAGTTATCAAATGGATGGATTTGCCAGCCGCCCAGCAGGAGGTGAAGGGTGAGTAAGGTCGAATTGCTTGAGAAGATATCGGCGCTCGCCACTGAATGCCACGCGCTGGCCTGTGAGCTTGATATTGGTGATGAGCGAACCGAAATGTTCGAAATCTACAGCGTGCTGCACAACCTCAGTCGCCGCGGGTACTCCTGCCAGGTAGGGCGGCGAATGAATCCATTGCTCGCATCCTGCGATGACGACGATGATGAGGATGATGACTGATGCCAAGTAAATTAAAGCGCCGGCGATGGAGGCGTATGCGGGATGATTTAGCCTGGTATAAGGATGAAGCAAAGGGCCTTCATTGCCGTCTTATGGAATTAGCCGATGAAGTTGCAAACCTTCGCAAACAGATTCTCCCAGAATCTAAAACGGTGATTGCCAAACTGAAGATGTACGAAACAGATAAGGATGATCGAGACCACCAGCTATGCAGAAGATGTAATGACGGGATTCGTGGCGGTTGCTCGTCATGTGCTTATAACGTTCGATAACCGGGTGCAGCCGGTATGTGGAGAAGAAATGTCACGTATGGTCTCTTTACTCGAATGGGCGAAAGATGAATTCGGCAGTGAAGCCCCTAGCGAGCGAGTATTAAAAAAATACGCTAAAGGTCAGATGATAGCGCCACCACCGATGAGAGTCGGACGGCGCTGGATGGTTGACAAAGAAGCTCGTTTTATAGGTGTAGTTGCTGAACCGCAACTTCCAATAAATGTTAACCCAAAACTGAGACGGATAATTAGCGATGGCAGCTAGACCGCGTACCCATAAAATCACTATTCCAAACCTATATTGCAAACTTGATAAACGTACCGGAAAGGTTTACTGGCAATACAAACACCCGATATCTGGTCGATTTCACAGCCTCGGCACGGACGAAGCTGAAGCAAAGCAGGTGGCAAGTGAAGCAAATACTATTATTGCAGAGCAGCGCACCAGGCAGATCCTTGGTATTAACGAGCGCCTAGCTCGCATGAAAGGAAACCGCACGGATATTACAGTTTCTTCATGGCTCGACAAATATGAATTGGTGCAGGAGGAAAGATTGAAACACAACGAGCTGCGCCCAAACTCTTTTCGACAGAAAGCTAAACCAATCCGTCTTTTTCGGGAACATTGTGGAATGCAATATCTAAAAGATATAACAGCACTTGATATTTCCGAAATAACAGATGCTGTTAAGGCAGAGGGTCATAACAGGATGGCTCAAGTTGTACGCATGGTACTAATAGATGTTTTTAAGGAGGCTCAACATGCTGGTCACGTTCCGCCAGGATACAACCCTGCCCAAGCAACGAAACAGCCACGAAACAAGATAAGCAGACAAAGGCTATCTCTGGAGGAATGGAAGGCTATTTATACATCCGCCGAACAACAACAACCTTATTTACAATGTGGAATGTTGCTTGCCATTGTAACAGGGCAACGCCTCGGAGATATTTGCAATATGAAGTTTTCGGATGTATGGGATGATATGCTGCATATTGAGCAGGAGAAAACAGGAACCCGATTAGCCATTCCCCTTTCTCTCAGAAATGAAGCGTTAAATATTACTCTGAGTGATGTTATTTCAAAATGTAGAGATGCTGTGGTGAGTAAATACCTTGTTCATTTTCGCCATAGCACCTCACAGGCTAGTCGTGGTGACCAAGTGTCAGCCAAGACACTTACTTCAACGTTCAAGAAAGCACGGGATAAAAGCGGTCTAACCTGGGAAGAGGGAACAGCTCCGACTTTCCATGAACAGAGATCTCTTTCCGAGCGCTTGTATCGTGAGCAAGGGATAGACACCCAGAAACTATTGGGCCACAAAACAATGAAAATGACTGACAGATACAATGATGACCGCGGTAAAGAGTGGATCATTGTTGGTAAAAAAGCAGTATGA